TGTCCCAGTCCCGCTGCATGAGCGGGTGTCCGGCGTCTACGACGTTGACCTGGAGGACCCCCGGCGTGTCGATGGCGATCTGCGTGTAACCGCGGTACCGACCCGAATCCACAGAGGACAGGAGGCCGTCGGCCCGGACTGCAAGCTCCCGGTTCGACTCTTCGTCCCGGCCACCGAACGTGGCGGCGCTGTTGGCGCAAAGCACACCAGGAGGGCCGTCCACCATGGTGTTGATCTGACCCGCCGCCAGGTTCCCTGCGGTTCCGGGCTGCTCCGCCTGGATGAACACGGTGATCGAATACCGGCCCGTGGCGGGGTCGTAAGAGGACCCCGCACCGGACGGGGTGATCTCACCCGAAGAGGTAGCCCTGAAGCTCGCTGACCCGCCCTGAGCCTTCTGTCCGATGACAACAGTACGGGTCGTGTTGGGGCGGGCTGTCGTGAAACACGCCAACTCTCCCCGTGCCCTGGACCCTGTGTGCCGGATAACGCCCCTGCGGGACGCCAACTGGTCGAAGGCGTTATTGATCATGTTCTGGACGTCGATGTCCGTCCGCAAGTAGAACGACTGCTTCAACGCCAGCTTGTAGGCCGACTGCGTGACCGGGATGGGGTCTCCCGTGTTACCGGGGTCGTCAATGGCCAGCAAGGTGGCGAACGACTGGGCCGCCTGCAAGAACCCGATGATGAACCGGATCCGCTCGGCCTCCGTGGCGAAGGGCTCGATGAAGGTGTCCCGCAGGACTGTTCCCGGCTTCACGTCCAACTCGGGCTGCGTCCTGTAGATGGAGAGCACCGTGTCCTGCACGATCTGCTGGTGTGTGACTACGGGAAGCTGCGTGATCGCCGGGGTCACGATGATCGGGTCTGCCGCCACCTCGGGGCTGAAAACGGACTCGTACTCCGCCCCATTGATCAGGTAGACCGCTGTGACAACGTAGTACAGGGGATCCGTCTCCGGGATGGCCAGGAACTCCGAGTTCGGGATGGCCGGGTTCTGCGAGGACGTAGACGTAGAGCGCCTGTCGTGCGTGAACGAATACCGGGTGATCTGGCTGATGGCGTCCACCTGGAGGGTGGTCTTGAACCGACTCACCGTCTCAGGGATGCCGATGACCTCGTTGTAGTCCGCCTCGATAGGAGCGTTGAACTTGTCGACCTGCGTGCCCTGCACCCGGAAGTAAAGCGGGTCGGCTGCTGCGGACCCATCCAGGTTGGTCGCCACCGTGGAATCGACGGTCAGTTCGCCGAGGGTGCTGGTGTCCTCTACGATGTCCCCGGTCGAGACCATCTCGGTGTTGAGCCGGTAGTAGCCGGTCGTTCCACCGCCAGGAGACACAGAGGCGTAGAAGTGATAGCCCACGACGTTGCTGTCGTCGATGCCGTCCACATGAACGGTGATGATGCGGTCGCCCCGTTCCACGTAGATGCCCGAGGGTGCGATGACCAGGGCCTGTACGTCCCGGTCGAGGGACAGAATGGCCTCCGCCGACGCCGGGTTCGTTGTCGACCCGCTGGAGAGGATGGAGCGAACGAGCACGGTGTTGCTACCGGGCAACAGGTTCAAGCCGTTGGGGTACGCCGACGGGTTCGGGACGGTGAACGAGGTCCCCTCGAACAGGATCATGTCCGGGTCAGAGGTAAAGGCGGCCCCTCGCACGGAGACCTGCATGTCCACCGTGAGGGCGTCCATCGTGCCTGTGAAGAACCGGGAGGAAATGTCTGTCGTGAAGATGAACTCCTCACGCAGCACCCCATCCGGGCCCAAGAACTTGGGTGTCGCCATTATCTGCCCCCGTTAATCTGGGCCACAGCCGAGTTCGGGATGTTAACCACGTCCTTCTCGGCCAACCCGGCGGCTTGTTGCCCTAGCATCAGCCCGTTGGACCCCATTGTCGCCACCACCCCCGGCACCGTGAACACGATGGGAAGGTTGATGGGCTCCGCAGCAGCGTTCTGGACGGTCACATCCAACAGGAACGTCGTGGGGTCCTGCTCGTGCGGGGCCACACGGACGCCCAGGACGGCGTAGAGCCGCTCCTTGAACGTCACCGACTGGTACTTGCTCTGTGACTCTTGGAGCGTCTGATAGCGTGCCAGGGCCCGCCTCACGTCCTCATTCAAAAGGGACGCCACTCCGCCTAGAGCCTTGCTCCCAATTCGGGAACTAATCTGCGACCCGTACCAAGGGAAATAGGGGTTGGAGCCCCTGTCCGTCAGCAGGATCTTCATGACGGCCTGGTACAGGAGGGACTCATTCTCAATCATGAGCGTCTGCCCTGCCAGGTCGTACCTGTAATCGTTCTCAACGTAGGACGCCCCACAGCGTAGACAACGCTGTGGTGGGACCGTGTAGGACACCGCAAAGGTCGGGTTCGTCCGTACCGGCTCGTTGAATATGGGATACCTGTTCGTGATCGTGTCCGGGCGCACCTGGAGCGTCCAGCCAGGGTATAGCCTCCGTCCTGACGCCCGCCACGCCGTACCTGTCCCGGCGCAGTTTCCCACCTTGGAGGGCGTGCCGAACCCGAGGCTTTTGGCCGCCGTGCCCGTCACCTTGACGAAGGAGTCGATCCCAACCCTGGAGGTGTCCGTGAACACGAGGTGCCCGTTGATGCTCTCAGGGAGGGCCACGGTAAACTGCTGGCGCAACAGGTACTGAACAACCTGGTCGGCGGTCAGCCGCTGTACGTTGGACGTACCGAAGCCGACTGACTCGCTGCCCCGAGGCGTCTCTACCGTGAGGGTGTCCTCGTTGGCCGTCAGGTCGTAGGGGCCGGACTCGGAACTGAATAACTGGGCCGACACGTACAGGCCGCTCTGCGGGATGACCAGTTCGTCGTTGGCCACGATCCGCACTGTTCCGGCTCCGCCGACGGGCTGTTTCGTCGGAAGAGACACCCGGTCTGTGCCTAGAGCTACGTTTTCCTCTAGGGTCAAGTGCGGACAGTGCCATGCCAGTTGTACGTCACGACTCATGCGTTACCCCACGGGTCTCATTGAGGGCATGGTATAGGCAGGACACCGGCTCACCCCTTCGAGTCACGCATGGTCTCGGACCCCGTATCCTCGAACGTGAACCGTAGGAAGGACAGGTCCTGCCGTGCCTTAAAGTTTGACACGAATCCGTCGGCGTCCTTTTCATAGAGCACCTCGTACATGTCCTGCACCATGCTCTGCACTCTGAAGGAGGGCGTAAACCTGTCCTCATCGAACGTGGACAGCCCGATGAGCGCCCCGCCGAACGCCTGCATCAACACGTCATCCCGTTCCCGCTCCAACTGTTCCCGAAGGTCACAGAGCTTGATGATCCGCCACTCAATGTCCTGCACCCGCTCCTTGATGGTCTGGTTGGCCCAGGCTCTCATCTGGTGCATGTACCGGACAATCGTGTTGGAATCGTAGGCTCCACGGTCGATCCGGCCACCCTGTCGGGCCGGGGCGTAACCACTGTGCCGGGGCATACCGCCGGAGCCCTGTTCGTACCCCGTGCGCTCCCCCTGCTTGGGGACGGGGTCATTGGTGTCAACGGACCTGGGGGCGATGATGCCGCCGTAGGGGTACTTCTCGGACACGATGAACGTGCCGTCCTCTTTCTCTTCGATCACTTCCGTGGCGTCCGGGTGCAGGAACGGGGAGATGTCCGTCGGGTTGCCGCCCTGTGCCACGTAGGCCCGGATGAGGCGCTCCAAGGAGGAGTTCTTGGTCACAGTGAACCCTGCACGGTCCTCGGTCGCCCGGATATTGCCCTCTGCGTCCTTCTCCGTCTGGTAGGACACGGTCACCATGCCGATACGGATCACCTCGGCGTTGATGGTTGCGATTCTGGCAGCCACCTCACGGCGGTTCCTAAGCAACCAGCTTGAGTAGGAACGGAAGTAGCCAACCGGCCACACCCCCATCTTGGCAAAAGACGCCATGCCTACCTCCTACAACACATCAGGGGGTTCCGTCGGCGGGATCGGAACGTTCTCGGGGATGGCGTCCACACTGAAGATCGGAGCGGGCAAGCTGTCCTGGCTGGACATGGTCTCGCCCTCCCCGGGCTCACCCTCCTCTGTATCCAGGAGCATCCGAATCATATCCATGGCGATGGCGGGTCCATACGGGATCACCACAGCCAAGCCCGCACCGTAAGCCAGGGGACCGTCTGAGGGCTTATTCTTCGCCGACACGAGTTCCGAAAGGACCCCTCCCGTCCCGTCGGACACCAGCGCCAGGGCCGAACACTTCGGGATCTTGAAGGAGTAGCCCAGCAGAGCCTGGATGATGGCGTTGATCCGCTTGATCAGTTGCTGAAGCTCGATGATCCGGGCCTCGATGAACTCGATGTACTTGAGCAACGTGTCCAGCACGGACTTCAGCGACTTGGCGATGGCCTCGATCCAGTTCTGGAACACGGTCAGGAACTCTTCGATGGCCGGGTACTGGTCCAGGAACCGGATTGCGATCCATTCCCCGTCCTCCGGCGACCGGCGAATAGCGGACGCTGCAACCCCAAGGGCCATGGCGGCCTCCTGGTACAGAATCCCTCCCTGGTACTTGGCCAGGAGCCCCCGCACGTAGCAGATGCCGAAAGGCCGGGTCGCCACCTCCAGATTGTCATAGTCCTCAAGCACATGGCGGTTGACCACGAACACGGGGGACACGTCAGCGGACCCCTCCACGCTCTCAAACCCACCGATCCGTGACAGGTAGGGGCCGAACTTGGGGTCGACCAGGATGGAACCGTCCTCCTGGACGCTCTTCTCATACGCACCCAGCACGGAGCGGGACACGGTCGCAAGGAACTCCTCCACATCATCAGCCTCAACGGCCATGGGGAGCTTGAATGAGGTGTCCCCCACGCCGAGGGTAGCTACCAGCATGTCGGGGTCCCGGTCGTAGAAGATGGTCGGCGGACTCTCGAACTTCAGCGTCGGCGTGAACAGGTCCCCGACGATCTCCTCGTTGATGTCCATGCTGTACGGGTTGATCGCCAGCCCCGTGTTCCTGTTGTTGTCTTGCAAGGACTCCAGGGGGCGCAAGAGGCCGGTCAACTGAGGAATGCCCGGGGCCAACTCGGGGTGGACCTCTTTGAAGATGTCTGCCCATGTGACGGTGCGGAGGTTCTCTGTGGCCTCCACGATGGCCTTCTCAGCTTCGGGCATCGGCCCGGTCTTGGAGTAGATGTCCTGAGCCGCCCGGTCGATCTGCTGGAGCAGGTCCGTGCGGAAATCCAACGGGGAGAGGTCCTTCTCCTCGACCTTCTTGCGGTACTCAGGGTACAGCAACCCGTTGAGATGTTGGAGTTTCTCCAACCCACGCCGGTTCTTGACCACCCCACTGATGATCTGTGTGCCCTGCTCGATGGCCTTCTTCGTGTCCGCTGTCAGCGTGCTGTCCAACTGATCGAGGGGAACCAGGTCCGGGCGGGTCAGGAACAGGATCATCAAGGCTGTCCGCAAGGCGTTGAGGTACTCCTCTGAGTACGCCGTCGGGAAGGTCACCGTCCTGGCGTCTGAGTAGGACGACACGAGAAACTCGGAGTCCACGGTCGGAACGACGGGGAGCTTCGGGGCATCCTTGACCTTGCCGAACTCCGGCAAATCATACCGGAACCCGCCTGCGCTATCCTCGGGGGCATTGGACACGGACGTGGCGGCTATCCTCACGTACACCAGCCCTGCGGGCTTATCTTCTACCTCCAGGGTCACTAGGCCCGTCGCCGCATCCATCTTGGGGGTGGCGTGCCACGGCATGTCCTCCCACTTGAGCAGTTCGGAGTACTCTCCCATGGCCCACTGTGTCAGTGACGCCGAAAGAGGCACAAAGAAGGATCGCTGAAGGACGTAGCTGCCTTCCTTGTACAACTCCTCCAGGGGCACGACACTGTTGTCCGGGAGCTTGGCGTAGATCCGGGTCACCCCGTTCTTGACCTTACCGCCGTCGATGTTGGCATTGTAGGCCAAGGCGTCATCCAAGGAGAGCATGGCTGTTCCGCCGTGCAACACGATGGGCCGCCCGTCGATGTCACGGACCTGGCCGAACTCTCTTGGCTGTGCTTGGCCACTGCTGCCTGTATCCTCTGTCCCTCCGGCGGCCCTGGGGCGGTCGTACACGAGGGGAAGGCCGTCCTTGATGGTCGACACCGTGACCAGGAACCCACCAGGCGGAAGCGGCGGGAAGGGCATCAAGGGGTTCTTCTTATTGACCGCAGGAACCTTCCACGCCACCTGTGCCACGTTGGGCGGTGTGCTCTCCAAGGTGAAGAACGACCCGATGTCCCCGAACTGGAGGATGTTGCTGGTCTCAGCAGCGTCCAGGCCGTACTTGAGGCTCGTGATGAACGGGACAGGCGGCCCAGAGGCGTCGCTGTAGGTCTGGTTGAAGTACGAGATCAACTGCTTGATGAACTTGATGAGCCTCTGAATGTCCGAGATGTCCACGGACAGGTAGAAGAAAACGCTCAGGACCTCAGTTCTGCTGGTCACGTCCGGGCGTGTCGGGTCCGTGGTGTCCGTCAACCGTGCAATCATCCGGCGCTCGTACTCAGCGAACCCACCTACGAGATCATCGTAGGGGTAGTTCATCAGCTTCCAGTCGCCTGTGATGTAGATCCCCAACTGCCGAAGGTCATGGATCAAGGCCCGGATCTCATCTGCGATGGCCTTAACCAGAGCGGCGATGGGATCCAAGAAGGCGACCAGGAACGCCTTAGCTAGACGCAGGGCGGCCAAGGCCACGTCGAGGGCTGTGATCAGTACCTCGGCGACGGAGTTGATCGTCTCCCGGAGGTCTTCCAGAAAATCCGGGACAGCTAACTGGATTGTCCCCCACTCACCATCAGCCATCAGGCACCTCCACCGCCCCTTTGGAGTCGGACTTGCTGGTCACGCAGGGCGGCCACCTTCTTGATGTCGTCGTCCAGGGCCCCCTCCAGGATGGACTTCAGCCGGAACAGCATGTCCACCTGTCCCTTCAAGGCACCGGAACCGACGAGCTTGGCGTCTTGCTCACCCCAGGACCCAATGTCGATCCCGTCGGCCTTCAACTTGGCCCGGATCTCTTCAAGGGTAGGATTACTCATCGCTCACTCCCTCCACCGTTTCCTCCAGCAAGATCAGACGCTCGGCCTCCGCCAGCCGTTCCGGTAGCTCCTCGTCGAAGCGCCGGAGGGATGCGATGGTGCCGAGTACCTTGTGGGTGCGGTAGGCCAACCAGACGTACCGGACAGGGCGGAACTTGTCGGACGTATCCAGCACAAGATCAACCCTCTCGGGTTCGACGGGCAGCACTTCGCCACCACCGCCTGGGGATGTGTCTGTATAGGCCGTGTAGGGCACCGGAGCCGGGGGTCCCGGAGGCGCTTGGGACAGCAACTGCATAGAGAACCCGTCACCCACACCCGTCAAGCTGTCCAACTTGCTGTCGTGGATCCAGAACCTGCGGTCCAGCATGGACAGGCAGCCCGAGTTGTTCAGGTAGGGCTGGAAGTCCACCTCGCCGACTAGGGATTGCAGGTAGGCGTTGGACAGGACTCCCATCCCGTCCTCAAAGTCCGTCGGGTGCCCCACGTCGATGATGTGCTCATCCCGCTGGAAAACGTAGAAGTTCCCGTACTTTCTCCCGTTGAGCATCGCCCGGAACATCTCGATGATGGACAGCATCCTCTCCCGGATCATCAGGACAAGGTCGAGGGCTTCGTTCGTGTAGAGGCCGGACGGGCGGATGACCTTGTACGAGAAGGGCTGCACGGAAAACTGGTTGCCGTCAAAGGACTTGGAGATCGGGTCCCTCGCCTGTGTAGGCCGGAGGTCCATCTGGCCTTCGTCACCTCCCGTACCAGGCAGGGTCGAACCCGAGATCGTCGGGTAGACGGCATACTCAAAGTCGCCGTCGGCGAACGTGACCGGGGTGAGGGCCGTCCCCGAGTACGTGGAGATGGGCTCTAGCACCAGGTGGGGCTCAACGGCGTCGTAAATTACGCTCTTGACCCGGTAGTAGCCCCGGTTGTCGTCGTAGACGCTGGGCTCAAGGGGGTCGTAGCCAGAGGTGCGCCCGTCTACGCCCCTGTCACCCAAGGGCCTCGCACCCTTCTCGTTCAGGTCTGTGGCCCCCAACCCCCGCACGTCCAGGTCGCCCTGCGGGTCGATGATGACGATGTCGTCCTTCCTGATCCCTGCGGTGTTGAGGTCTTCCTTGCTGTCGTACAGCTTGTTGGCGTCCGTGCCGTAAGCCCCGGTGTTCTTGACGTAACCGCCCGCATCGGTGGACCAGTCAGCGTCCGTCTGGTGTACGAGGCGGTCGGTAATGAGTTCCAGAAGCTGCTCGTTGCTTTGCTCGTGCGGAACCACCGCCTGCCGGAGGTAGATCTCAAACCTGTAGCCTATGGGGCTGCTGGTCTGGATCGGGGCTACCAGCTTGAGGAGGCCGTCGCCCTCCACGCCCACGATCTCGATCTCCTCCAACACGGAGAGGTCCTCGCCCAAGAGACGGAACGTGTCTCCGGCGTTGATGTTGACGTCGGGGTCCGTGAACGGGCCGACGTTCGTCCCTGTGTAGGTCTGGCCGTCGTTCCACACGTCCGGGGCCTTCGGGTCGAAGGGGGCGTGCAGCGGGTTGTCATTCCAGTCCATCACGAAGCTCTCGGCGTGGACTGTGGGCCGCTGCCGTGCGCTGCCGCTGTACCCCGTGAGGATGCCCCTGCGGATCTCGTAGGCGTACCGCAACGGCTTGAAGCCGCTCCCAGCGTCCTCCTGAATCTCGTGCCAGCGCCGCATCCGACGGATCTCAAAGCTGACCAGTTCGGGATCGGACACCGTCGCACCGCTCAGGTCATAGTAGTACGCCTCACGGGCCGTCACAGACCGCTCCCAGTCGTCCTGTGCGTGCGGGTTCGGCAAGGGGCGGGCGCTGTCCACCACGAGGGGGTCAACCGCCCCCAGGTCCACCGTGGAGCGGGGGAACGAGGGCTCTAGGAAGATGCCCTCCTGTGCGTAGTGCCCCGGCGTCACCGTACCCGGCACAGAGTAGTCGGCAGCCCCTGCGGTCGTCCCAGGCAGGATGCACCCAACCACGTTCGCCCCGCCGAAGCCGAAGGATCCAGGCGGCACGTTGATGCTCGGCCACAGGAGCAGGAGCGATGAGATGTCGAGGGTGTGTACCACGTTGGAGAACCGCACCGAGTCCTCTTCCGGGTCAAACTCATTCCACCTGGTCAGGTCCATCCAACCTTCGTGGACGCCCACCGAGTTCGGGGCCGTCCCGTTGGTGACAATGTCTCCGCCAGGGGCAGAGAACGGCAGGTCCGAGGCGGCTGCCAGGGAGGCCGGGGGCCGGAGAGTGATGAACTCAAAGCCGAGGTTGACGGCCCCGGGGTTGTGGTAGCCCGCCACGTTGTCGTCCGGGAGGCCGGGTCCGTTGACGTTCACCGGGAGGTAGACCATCCCAGACACCGGGTAAGGCTTGTCCAGCAACGCCTCAAAATCAGCGGGAGAAAGCGGGTTCCCGCTGGCATCCCTGTAGTCCGTCACGGCAAAGTCGGGCGTCGTGCCACCGCCAAGGGTGATCGCCGTGTACTGTGCGCTGATGACGGCGTGGTTGAACGTCGTCTCGTCCGCAGAGGCCAGGTCACCCACGTTCCTGACGATGTAGATCCGCACGACCCCCGCACTGTCGGGGAAGGCGGACCAGTACAAGCCGTCAACCAGTTCCACAACGGCGGGATCCTTGTACTCCGTCTGAGGCAGGTTGGAGAGGGTCAAGGTGCCCGGTGTGAATGCCTCCACCGTCGGGAACACCATCGGAACCCAGTCGCCGCCACCGCCCACGGTGATCTCAGGGGCAGACCGCCAATACGGGCCAGGGGCCGCCAGGGTGTCCCGGTCTACCGCATGCCGCACCAGGTAAGTCCCGACCTTCGTGCAGGCGGGGTTCGCACCCGGGGCCGAGTCGATCACGAGCAAGTCGCCCTGCTCAATGTTAGACAGAGCACCAGCGCCCAACGTGATCCCGGCTACCCGGTCTGAGAAAGCCCGGACGTCGTCGGGAGAAATGGCAGGGATCGACAAGGGGCTACAGATCGAACCTGTGCCCGTGCAGATGTCTGCTCCGCCCTTGATGTTCGTGTTGGTAGCGACGCCGGAGAACCGCACGTCGGACGCTGTAAAGGCCTGGTCTCCGTACCCCTCAAACGACATGGCCCTCAAGGAGCCACTGTCCTCGCCAGGAAGGGTCGCCGGGGTCCAGTTACCCGTGCCGTAGCCCCGCTCCAGGAAAGTGAGGGGTACGCCAGTACCGGCCCCCGCATTCCCGTTACAGAAACGGTTGATCGAGGACCAATGTACACCCGACGGGTGATTGATTTCTACCTCATTGATAAGGAGCGAAGTCTGCAACAACAGACCCGACTGCGGGTGCTGAAATCCTCTGGGGGCGGCCCACCGGAGGTCCACAGACTCATCAAAGACCAGCCTGTCAGGCCGGATCGCCGCAGAGGTGGAAAGCCCAGCGGGGGCGGGCGGAATCGAGATCGGCTCACCCGCCAGCATGGGCAGCCCTGCGGTGTCCACATGCACCCGGAACTCAAACCCGTAGATCATCCTGTTGTAGAACGGCGTGCCCAAGTAAGGGAGGAACCATTCGTTGAAGCCACCTCCGCCAGGACCCCACGGGATTACGCCCACCGCAGGGTAGAAGATGATCTCGTGGTTGTCTTCAGGCAGCGGGTTCGGGGCCGGGAAGTTCGTCCCGGACTCAGGCGGGAAGCCCAAGGCTACCGGACCTGTCGAGGTTCCCTGGTAGTCGATGACTTCCACCGTCGTCATCGTGAGGATGATGGTCAGGGCTACGAAACCGCCAGGGTTCAGCCAGGGGTCAGGGTTACCACCAGCGGGGCCATTGAGGATCGTGTTGTCCCACCTGGAGATCAACTGGATCACGACCCTGTTGTTCGGGTCGGCCCACCAGATGTTGTTCAAGTTCCCCAACGGGTTCGGGGCCAATGGTGTCAGGCGGTCGTTCAGGTCCAGTGCGTCCCCAGCGGCGACCACAGAGGCGAAGTCCATGATGACAGCCCCGGAGGCCATGTGCTGACTGATCCGGCAACCCGGCGGCAGGGTCGTCTGCGGTGTCCCGTCGTAAGGCCCCTTCAAGTACACCATGGCGTTCTCCATGGTGTGCCGGACGTTCTGGCCCCTCGCAACGGGGGTCACGAACCGAGGCGGCTCGAGATCGGAGGGTCCACCAGCGGAGGCGGCCACCGATCCGACTGCGTGGATGCCCATGGGGCCGCCCGTGCCGAACGGACTCGGCGAGTCGACCTGAATGAGCATGAGGTCGCCCGGGTGAACGTCACCGATGCCCTTGGCCAGTGAGCCGTTCGCCAGGGGCTGCACGTCCTGTCCGGTTCCCAACATGGCGGGGTCTAGGTCCGGGCTGGTCAGTACCGTGCCGTCGTTGGCTACGATCTCGTCCGGGTACACGGCGTTACCAGCACCGTCCACCGTCATGACAACCGCCGCCATGGTGCCGCTCAGTTCATCAAAGCGGTCTAGCTCCGTGTTCGTGGAGCGGAGGTACGGGATCTGGTAGTCGCCCGAGTCGTCCTTGTCTGCACCGTTCAGGGCGGGCACACGGAGCGGATTCTGGCTCTGGTACACGAACTCCACGGGTCCACCGATAGCGGACACGGGGTCCGGCGGCTTCTGCCCGAACATTTCCTTCAGGCCGAAGAACCAGGGGTCCTTGAAGGAGGGGAGCGTCTTGTCCACGATCCGCCCGTCCTCCTTGACGTCGAAGTCGAATCCGTCCCGGAAGGTATCAAAGCCCTCCGACATGGTCTGGATCGTCTCAAACGTCACGGGGTCGGCAGGTCCTGCGTCCTGTGAGCCCAGAGGCGGCCCCACATAGACGGTGTCCCCACGCTCGACCGGGAACTGATGGAGCGGGATACCTGCGTCCGGGGCCGTCCCGATCAGGACACGGTTGGAGTTGGTGATCGGCTCCCCTGTGTTGTCCGCCAGGGTGAGCACGCACCCGTAAAGCACCTGACTTACGAACACGCCCGTCAGGACAGCCTGCCCGAAAATGTCGATGGCCTGCTGGTAGTACACTTCGTAGAGGCCGCCATCCGGCTGGCCCCAGCGGATCTGCTCACCCTCAAGGAAACCAGGCACGACCAGGTCAGGGTCACCGGAGGCGGCGTCCACAACCTCGCCCCCGAGGCCCTGTGAGAGTAGCTGTGTGTCGTCCGGGTAGCCCGTCTGCGGGTCCACGGGCACCTCACCCAGCGGGGCGGGGAACGCCACGATGCAGGGCTGTGCCATGGCAAGGGAGCCCCCGCTTTGGAACATCCCTGCGGGGATGCCGTCCGGGAAGTAGCCCCACACACGGCCACGGGCGTACCTGTTGGACAGGGATGCCGTCGAGACCCCGGTGATGTCCTCGACCACCGGGTTGTACAACTGAGCAATGGTGCTCCCTTTGCTCCGGCGGAACTCCCCGTCAATGAGCCTACCCCAAGTGTACACGCCGTTGTCGCCGTTCTCGGGGTCCGCTCCCACACCAGGGCCGGTCAGCATGAAGGCCCGTGTCAGAGTGGGGTACAGGCGGGAGAACCTGTGCTGGTCGGACATGAGGGCGAACTCGCCCTGAGCCCGTGCGAAGAACCGAGGCGGGAGCCCCGGGATGAACTTCACGTCCGGCTTGCCCGTTCGGGTCATGACGACGTCGTCCACGTCGTTCTGGACGAGCGCCCCCTGACGAACCATCAAGGCTTCCAGGTCGTCCGAGTCCGGCATCCAACCCTGGAGGACCCCGCTCACCATCGTCGTGCTCGCCGGGGAGACAACGTAGTCGTCCTCGATGAACCAGAGGTCGAGGTTCGGGTTGGCCTCGTTGAACACCTCCGACCAGACGTTTCGGGGTGTCAGAGCGCCTGTGATCGGGTTCTCGTAGCCCGGAGTCGGGACATCCTTGCCGTGGCCCACGAAGAACCGGAACTTGCCGTCCCTGTCCCCCACGAACTCACCGTTGATGGTCTCCCCAACCTGCTCAAACGCCACGATGTTGCTGTTGTAGAAGTCGAGGAACGTCCGGGCCGCCCGATCCTTGTCCATCAGGTGGCGGCGCTCTCCTGCCAGGCCCAGCCGTCCCTTCTCCCAGTTCTCATCCCCACCCGCAGGGGGCTGGATTGCTCCGCCCGCAGGACGCTTGGCCGTGATGTCATCTACCGCTTCTCCCGCCGCCTCAACCAGGAAGCTGGGCAGCGTGAGGATCCTGAAGTAGAAGGTGTCGGGGCTACGGAACGTGTAGGTCCCGGTCACCCGGCCACCGAGGAGCCCGTTGGACTCATCCGGCAGGATCGTGTGCAGGAAGTCGGCGCTGTACCGTGGGAAGGCCACCACCCCATCCTTGAGGAAGGGCTGCAAGGTACGGACCTGTGTGTAAGACAGGGACAGGCTTTGCCCAGGCTGTAGGGCCGCCTGCATCGGGTCCAGCAGCTTTACGTTACCCGTGCTGGGCTCTATCTCGTAGTCAACCGTAGGACGCAAAGTGCGTCCTGGCTGTGTCACGCCACCGCTGCTCTCCCCATATACGACAAGCTCAGACTCCTCACTCTCCAGCAAGGCACCCAACCCCAGAATGTCTCTGGTGTCCGGGGCGTAGATGGGACGGTAGGAGAGCTTCACCGTCGGGCTGTTAGACACGTCGAACGCCGCATGGAACCCAGCGGTCACCGAAACCTTCGTGCGTGTGCCGTCATCGTTGAGGCCCACCTCCGAGATGGTGAAGGGGTAGCCCCCGATCTCAAAGATGTGGCCCGGGATGGCAAAGGACGTCAGGTCCCCGGTGAACGTGATGGCCTTCTGGCCCTTGCTGACAGGCTCAAAGGGGAACGTCACCAGGTCCACGGGGAACATGAAGCCCGCCGGAGCGGACGTGCTCACGGGAGTCTGTCCGTCCGGGTCCACGATAGTGGTCACGGGGTCCAGGGTCATCACGGAGATGACGTCGTTCGCCGGAGCCCTCGTACCTACCTCAAGCACCGTGGACGGGAAGATGTCGATCCCGGTGATGTCGTCGTCCGGCCAGTAGTCCACGGCCCGGACGTAGAAACAGTCCTCACCGAACCGGAGCAACTGTCCCGCTACGAAGTCCGCCGTCCTATCACCCCGGAGGCCGAAGCGGTCGAGGTTCTCCTTGATGAAGAAGGGCGGCCTGTAAACCGGCTTCTGGCTGGTCTCGTAGGCCCGTTCGCCGCCCTGAGCCTCGAAGACCCAGTAGGACACCATGACGTCGACGTGGGCCGGGATGGTCTGCGCCAGGAACGTGATCCGCCCCACCCCGGCCATGTCAGTCGGGAAGTCGATGATGCAGTCCTGCGTCCCGAAGTTCTGCTGCACCGGCCCCAAGTAGACGATGGGATCAATGGCCTGGAGCACCGTGTTCTGAGTGGTGTTGAAGTAGAATACCTTGTCGGACACCCGCTGGGCCGCCTCGTTGCGGACGGGGACGGGCAGGAACTCCACGACCTCGTCGCCGACCTTGCGGCCTTCCAGGTCCGCCCGCCAGTACTGCGCTTCCACGGCGCAGCCCTCGGGGACGGGGCTGTTGAAGGCGAAAGTGCCGACCTGCGGTGACAGGGACACGTCCTCACGGCCCTCCGTGATCATCCGCTCCACGAAGTAGGCCCGTGTGCCTGCCCAGGCCGTCACGTCCGCCTCTGGGAGGTTGAGGTAGCCCGTGTTGGGGTTGTACTCAGCAGCCAGGGCCGTCAGGTCAGAGGGGTCAGAGAACTCCTCCACGTACCAGACGGGCGCTGTGGCATACGACACCAGGACGTTTGACCCGAATTTCAGGAGCCCGATGTCACCGTCACTGCCTGCCGCTGTGAGGTACTCGATGCCAGAACCGCCGCCCGGGTCGGCACTAAACGAGGCCACCCCTGTCAAGAGTGCCCCGTGGTAGTAGGACTCGGTGCCCACCCGGATGGAGAACTTCTCGGTCGTGAACCTGGTCGATCCCGTGTCCGGCACCTCCAGGCTGTTGTTCGCCACGGGGCCAAGCTCCGCCTGTGTCAGAGGAGTGAGGCTCGCCGTGTTGGTCGAGGTTGCCACTGTCAGGCCGTAGCGGAGTTCGATGGGCCGCCCACTCTCCAGGGCCCCCTCCATGTTGGCCTTGAGGCGGTTGTTCACCTGGTCGGTCGGCACATCCCCCAACGGGGACAGGAGCCGCACCTGGAAGGGCTCCTCGGGGAGGTGGTTGAAGGTCTGGTACACGAAGTCCGCCGCCAGCGAGGGGTCGTACACGTCACGGGTGTAGCCCTCGTACAAGGACCAGACGACCGGGGTACTTGTCGTAGCCAGGGCCGCCGGACTCACCCGCAGGCTGGTGCCCGTCAGCACTTCGGCCACCACGTAGGACCCGGCGTTGTCCCCGGACAGCACCTTCAGGCGGTATCCAGGCTGCACGTTCGTGAAGTCCCCGTCGGGGTCTGAGAACGTGGTGCTCCCCGCCGTCATAGCGCCCTGAGCGCCCGACATGGCACGGGCTCCGAACCGTTCCACCAGGATGGCCTGCCCGGAGATGCCGTCGTCCGGGAGCACGTAATCTGTGTCTGAGTCTTGGAACACAGAGGGGCCCCCGTCGGGGGAGATCAGGAACCCACCGCCGATGCCAGGTGCGCCAAGCATCGACTCAGGCACGATGTTGCTGAACCCGAACCCGAGAACGGACGTGGACCTCTCCACGTTGCCCTCGATGGAGTCGTCATCCACCCAGTCGAACTTCCGCTGCCCGAAGCGGTGGATGATGTCGGAGTAGTGCTGGAGAGGGCGGTTCACGATGGTGACGCTCTCTCCCTCAGTGATCATGGACTGGAGGTTGAAGAACACCCCGTCATCGATCCCGGCCACGTCCTGCAAGGGCGGAGCGTCCAAGAAAAAGAACGGTGTCGCCTGGATGTTCTTTGTGAGTGTCCTGTCCTCCATCCTGTCAGATGCGGCCAGGTCCGGCGTGGCGTTCGTCCTCGCCATGTTCACCGGGCTGCGGTTGAGCCCCAAGGAGACCCCGGAGTCCGTCAGCCAGTTGGTGGTGCCGCCCTGGACACGCCAACCAGGCATGAAGCCCAGGATGGCTGCCCCGGAGAGATCCTTGTCCGTGGCGGTGCCCCAGCCGATCTCCACAGTGTCGTCGCCCTCGATGACGAGGCGGCCATTCAAGGCGTAGGCGCTACCCGTGCCGGTGATCGCCGTGTTGATGCTCGCCGCTACCTGATCCGGCGTGTAGAAGGACGCCGCCGGAAGGGCCGAGGCCAGCCAGGTGTAGTCAACGGTGTCGACGTTGAAGTACAGGATCTCGGTGCCATCGAACCGGAACAGATCCCGGTTCCGGGAAAGCACACGGGGCAGCCTCGTGTACGTGGCGGGCGTCAGCGACGCCTGCAAGAAGTAGACGGCCTCGCCGTCCCAGTCCCGCAAGTCGTCACGGCTCAACTGGACCTTGGACAGTGTGCCCGCACCGTGGGCCTGCCGGGACACGTAAGCCGTCCCCTTCGCCACCTTGTAGGATCGATCAGGGAGATCCTGCTCCCGATCTACGACAAGGATCTGTGCCGCACTCTGCGTGGCGAAGATGATGGTGTCACCGACACCGTCCTCAACCTGCCGCACCATCCCCGTCCAAACGCCTGTCAGCGTGTCGCCACCAGGCCGGATGCCCGGGACTGTGCCCGGGGAGATGGGAAGCGCCCCCGTCTCGTCCGGGGCGTTGATGATGCCAGAGACACCCAGCCCTCTGCGGGTCAGGTCGGTGGAGTAGTTGTCGTTGGGCAGCGTCACCGCCAGCGGGATGAACAGGTCCCCTGAGCCTGCCGTTGAGGGCACGCCTGCGTCGTCCACAAGCTGCACCGGGGCCTTCGTGGGCTGCGGCACCTGATTGAGGGCCACCCCGTCATAGATGACGTCCTCGCCGAAGAAATGCTTGTCGAAGGCCGCCGCATCGTCCGGGTCGGACTTGGCCATGTCGCCAGGGGCCAACCGGATGCGGCCAGTGGACAGCGACACGGACACCTCACCCTCTGCGGGATCCCCGTGAGCGTCCTGGTCAGCGTCGGTGTCCAAGAGCGTCGGCGTCAGGTACGTGCGGTTCCCCAACCGAAGCAGGGGCCTGTCCGTCGGCCCGGGGATCGGCGAAAGGAACAGAGGATCCGTGAGGGCGTCCAGAAGCTGCCCCACGAGGCCCTCATCGGTCTCTGTGAAGGTCTTGAAGCAGTACCAGACCGTCTTGCCTGCGTGCTGCTCGGCGAAGCTCGGGTTGAACTCCAGGATGCCGTTGGTCTGCCCCATAACAGCGTTGAAGTCCGGGTAAGCGGTGAAGTCGAACCCACCCGCCACCTCCGTGTTGGGCCGGACAACGATGTCCTCCACCGGCAGGGCAAGGCTCGGGGACGGACCCAGGCGGATCATGGCGTAGGCGTCCACCACCGACGTACCCGGAAGCTCCGAGTTCACCGGCAGGTTCGCCACCTTGGGGTCCATCTTGTAGGTCTGGTCGAGGTACAGCCGCCCCAGGTCCCGTGGCGACGAACCCTTGTAGGGTTCCCACCGCTGAGTGGTGTCGCTCCACCCGAACCGGGTCTCGTAGCGGTCGTTGCGGGTCCACCACATCTTGACGGTGCCGACCGTGTACCGGACGCCCATGATCTGGTCACCACGCTCTTGCGAAAGGCCACCGTCCAGCAGCGTCAACTGCGCCGCTGTCAGGTCCGCCGTCCCAGCCACAGGGTTCTGATCCCCCGTGGCGATCTCAAAGGCCAGGTACGGGTTATCTCCCGCACGAGGGGAGGCAGGGTTATCCGGGTCTACCCAGCCCTCATCGTCGTAGTCGTCTACGTCCCCACGGGCCACCACAAGCCACAGGATAGCCCCCAGGCTACGCCCGCCGTCATCCGCAACGACAACCCTACTCGTGCCGTCATAGAACCACCCAGCGCCCTTCAGGGGCGGTTTCTGTGGAGCCGGTGTCGTGTCCAGAACCGAGAGGCTGCCAGCCGGGAAGGTTCCCTGTCCGAGTTCCGTCCACCAGCTAGGATCATCGGCCACAGCAAGCTGCGCCGTGTTCTGAGCCCAGAACAGGTACTCCTGCGGGCTTGAGCCAGGGCCATCCAGGACGGCGGCCCTGTACTGATCGGCGTAAGCGTCGATGAAGTCCGGCGAAGTCCCGCTGATGTCGTACACCGGGGGGACTTCCATCGGGACACGGATCACGCCGTTGTCCGGCTCGCCCGTGTACTTGGAGTTGACCGGCGAGATGCGGGGAGGCCGTAGTACGAAACCGTCGAAGGAGAATCCCATCTTACACCACCACCGAATTCGTTACCCCGCCAGACGCGACGGGAGGGACAACCGGAGTCCCCGTCACAGGACCTGCTCCCGTTCCCTGGAGCAGCAAAGAGGCGATCCCCATCCCCAAACCTGTCGTCATAAAGCCAAGGGCTGGCCCAGGACCGAGAACGGCACTGAGGTTCGCATTCAAGATACCAATGAGCGAGGGACCATTGGCCACCGTGACCTTGGAAATGTCGGCTCCAACGGCCACCGTCGGGGAAACCCCTGCGTACTGGCCGGACGTGGAGAACGCCTGTGAGATCCCCAATGTCACCACAACCGCAAGGCTCTGTGACAATGGGCCCACCATTCCGGCCCCTGCCAGGGCGCTCTGCATCAAACCCACCGTCGGGGGAACCACCAGCCGTGTTGTGAGCGGGTTGATCGCCCCCACACCGGCAAGTCCCGTGGCCGCCCCGAAGAGAGCCAGGTTCTGAGGCTGGCCGACTCCCCACTGGGACACGGCCAGGCCGATCCCCAAGGCCAAACGGTCAAAGTTGATCCCTGCAAAGGGATGCGGTGCCGCCGCCCGGACGCTCAATAGAGCGCTCTGAATGACAGGCGGGGCCAATGCCATTACGCCCCCACAATGTGACCCTTCGCTCCATGCTCTGTGATAGCACGGCAAAGAGCCAAGAATTCTTCTTGTTTCAAGTTCCATTTCATTTGCTGAACACGCTTGTCTAACCACTGCACGTTCCCGGCCTCGTACCCCTTCGTACTGTCTACCCTATCAAGGGATGCGGTACCGGAACGCTCCCCTATCAGAGGGAATCGAAGAGAAACCCCTGTCAGAGCGCATTTCCTGTTTTGTTGCAGGAACAAATCCCACACATATTGGTGTGAGATCGTACACGCCAAATTTCGAGTCTGAGCACCATTCAGGATCTGACCCCAAAAGGAAGCGGAAATATCCCCCACACCTTTCCAGTTATGCGCTCGTACCCCTTTCCTTTTCTTCCCGTTCCTAGAGGAGGATTCTAATGCAAAACATCCACAACTCTGGGTCGTGCCATTGTGCAGGTTTGAAAGGGCCACTGTCTTCCCATTCCCACAATCACAAAGACAATCCCAACGAGTCCCACCTACAGAAGTTCCTGTAGGATTCCTTCCGACCACCACCAGCCTGCCAAACCGCTTGCCTCTCATCTCTTCCAAGGTAAGTGCCCTCCAAGAGGCACCCCTGGCGCAACCACAACTCTTTGTGTGCCCACTCACCACCCGGGATAGGCCCTTCACGGTAACAGCCCCACAACCACACAGGAAAGTCGCCTGTGCTCGGCCCTTAACGGGATCTGCGGGACCCTTCAGTGTCAGGAACCCAAACTTCTGCCCCACCATCTCGTCTACTTTGAATTTTCGTGCGCCCATCTTTACCCCAACCACAAACTTATCCTATGGAGCATAGCCTCATAACCTAACTACCGATGACATGAGCCTTAGCTCCCAAACCCCAAGTTGCGAAGGGGAGATTCGTGAAGGGCTCCAAGGACCCCGCGCAGATTATGGGGCCAGCGTCAGGTCCGTACAGAGGAGCGCCCAGGTACACGCCCGTAGCGCCCCTCACCTGTGCTTGCCCTGCGGTAGCTACCAGGTTGGCCCCTGCCAGCCCCTGCACCGTCAGCGTGCCTGCTGTGGCCTGCATGGACACGTTCCCGACCAGAGCGGAGGCCGTGATCCCGGTAGGTCCCATCTCCATCTGAGAGGTGACCGCCCGGGCTTTCCACGTCCCGAGGTTCGTCTCATAGGACATGTTGCCGATGAGCATCGTGGTCTTGTGGTTCCCGAGGTAGAAGGTCTCCTCCCGGTCGCCGAACACGTAGGTCACGGCCTCACACACGATGCCCGGGTAAGGCGGCGTGTAGGTGCGCTCGTGCAACGGGGCGAACGTGGGAAGGAACAGCTTCGGGCCGCTGTAGGACTCGGACGCCTTGGCGGCCACCGTCTTCTGGAACTGCTCAGTCGTGATGGCGACCCGCTTGACGCCGTCGAGGGTCAGGTCCTGGTGCGCCCTGATACTGGCAGAGGTGGTGCTCGTCGCAAGGCGGTCACCCTGGATGAACACGGCCTGTCCGGCCTTGAGGCGCATGTTAGTGAGCGCCTCGATGTCCACGGAGGGAAGGTCGCCCTCTCCGTTCCCGGTTCCCGTCGTGCGCTCTACCTCTGCGGACTGGTCCCGGATAGGTCCGGCCCCGAAGATACGGACAGCGCCGTCCTCCGCCGTCAGGAACAGGCTGGACTTGGACAGGGTGCCGATGTGCGTGTGTCCCTGGAGCAGGAACTCAAAAGCTCCACCGATGCCCAGCTTGAGGCCGCCCTGCATGTAGACTTCGGCAGAGTTCTCGTTGACCGGCCCACCGATGGCCGCCTTAAGCTGGCCCTTCTTGTTGTAGGACACAAAGGTCTGCGGTGCCCCGTCCGGCAACGGCGGGTTGATACGGAACAGAGACGCCGCCTGCTCTCCCAGCGGAGTCGGACTTACACCTGACCCAGCGACCGTGACGTTGGCCGCCTCCAGGCGGGGGTTGGCGTTTGGCCCATCAAAGACCACAGCCTTGATGGGCAGCCCGTACATGGAACGGCCCATCTGAGAGTAGGGGTCGTTGCCCACAACGGACCCCATAACGAACTCCATGAAGGGAGCATTGGGGTTCGGCCCGGGCACCTCGCCAGGTTGCTGCGGCAGCCGTTCGGAGTCGAAACCGTCGGTCTGCTCTGAAACAGGCAGCCTGCCGTCAGAGGTGTGCGTGACCTCGATGCGGTACTCGGTCAGGGTCGGAGCGTCCGGGTCCAGGACGGCGTTGTCCTGCCGCTGTGAGGCCACTCTGAACAGAGACTTGCCACCGTAGATGGCGTCGGACACGAAGCGGTCGCCCACCACGTACCCGGTTTCGTCCACAATCCCGCCCAACTGGAGGAACTGGTACGGGTCGATGGAACCTTCGTACTGGATTCCCGTCCGGCCCAGGTAGCCGTCCTCGGCTGAGAGGGCTGACCGCTGCATGGGACGGGCCGGGGTGAGGAAGCCCTCCTTGTTCATGAGATCGTTCGGGAGGTCCCACTCGGCGACCGGCATGTTGCCGATAGCCTGGAGAGGTCCGTCCCAGATCCTGCCGTCGCTCACCATGTCCGGGGCGAGGAAGGTGGCGTCACGCTGCACCATCCCGGCATAGACACGAGCACCGGCCAGCACGTCGAACTTCTGTAGCGCACGGGTGATGGCCGCCTGGTCCTGGTCCCTCAAACGGAACTCGTTGCCCCTGCGGTTGGAGAACAGGACACCCTCGTCCAGCACCATGTCGGCACCCTGAGCCGAGGAGCCCACGATCATGCCAGGTTGAATGTGCCGGAGCTTGTGGCGGATGCGGCGAAGCGCCGGAGAAGCCTGTCGCTCCTTGGGCGCATCCATGTCGTACTCGTCGATCTCAAAGTCCGACGTGGTCAGCCAGTCACGCCCCGGCCAGACGCCAGGGACGGCCCAACCCACGATGACCGGGGTCTTAGTCATCTCAGAGCGGGAGGTGGATTCGGCGATCCAGTCTACGACGGCGAGGTCCCCGACTTCGGGCATCGCCCCGAGGAAGTGGCGGGCACCGGCACCCGGGAAGGTCATCGGGACGGGCACACGCTCAAAGGTGTCGGACGTACCCGTGATCGTCCGCAGGGTGACGTAGAACTCCTCGTAGTCGATGCTGGCGACCTCGGCGATACCGAGACCCCAGTTGGACTCCGGGCGACCCTTCTCCTTGTCCTTTCGGGCCTTGGCGGTCGACGTGAGCATGGACCCACGAGAAACCGTGTCCAAGACCGAAACGGGCCGCCTTCTGGTGATCGTGTCAGCCATCAGCGTTCCCTCTCTTCATCAGCACCGCCAGGTTGGGCGGCCTTGGCTGCCTGTTGCTTTCGGATCTCCTCAACCTCAGCGTTGAACTGCTCCGGGGTGTCCCCTTCTCTCCAACTATCGTAGAAGGCGTCCTTGGCGTGCTCCCCTACGTCCAGGCCCGCCTGCTTTACCGCACTGGCAGCCGTTTTCACGTCCTCAACAGCCCTGTCCACGTTAGCCTGCCCCTCCGCAAACTGGTCGCCGAGGTTCTGGATGGTCTCCAGGAGGCTGACGGGGGACCTGTCCGGCAGGACTCCCCGAAGAGCGTCCTGTGAGAGTTGCCAGTCCACAGAGGACTGCGCCGCCGTGGAGATTAGCCACTGAGTAGCCTTGTCCTGCGTCCCATCACCGTACCCCTGCGGAACCATGACACCCGGCTCGATGAACTGTACGAACTGTTCCTGACCGGCGGCAGCCAGGAGCACGTCCGCCGAGGCCATGCGGCAACCGCAGACGTTCTGCCCTACCTGGAGGTTCAGATCGGCCAGAGAGAGGGCAGCGTTCTGAACGGGGAGCTTCATGACCCCGTCCTTGGCCTTGGAGGCCAGGAAGTTGGCCATGTTCAACTGGAGGACGTTCGGGTCGCCCGTCTTGATGGCAAAGCCCAGGTCCAGGATCTGCTCGTCCGTCAACTGGGCCCGCAACTGCGCCAGGACACGGCGCTCCACCTCAGTGGCTGCGGTCGACCCGCCGATCTCCTTGCGGACGACCTTCTTCGTGCCGTCCTTGAGGATGGTCACATCGTCCTCGTAGAGCTTCTTGCCCTTCACCAGGACGTCGACAACCTGGGCGACCATAGCGGAACTGAGGAACTGCAAGGGGTCCTGCTCTGCCAGGGCTGCCCACGCACCGTCAGGGGCGATGTCCAGGTCCCTGCCGTAACGGTAGGAGCCGATGACCTCGTAACCAGAGGCATCGGACACAGGGAACACCGGGGACTGCATCATCTTCCGCAAGGAACCAGGCAACGCCTTCGGGCTGCCCTTCTTCTTGGGCGTCGGCGGGGACTTTGCCCCGATCTTACTGTTGAAAGCCGTCGTGAAAGCGGTCAGGACGGTCAAGCGATCCTCAATGGAGAACCCCTGAGCCTCCATATCGTTCTCCCACTGCCCCCGTGCCACCACCAAGAGGCCCCAGATGGCCGTCCCATAGGCTTTGGCGGCCTTGTTCCAGAAGGTGTCCAAGGAGTCCTTAGGGGCTCCCGGGTACAGGGCTGTGCCCTCCTGGTCCCCGGCCCCGCTGAACTGATGGTCATCTATGACCTCGTCTACGTCGATGGCGGATCCCAGAATCGTGATGGACTCAGGGGCGATCAGCGTCGGGAAGTTTGGAGCGGTCTCGGACCCCGGCACAGCGTCATACAACTCTGCTTGTGCGGCCTCCGTGGACGTAGGGACCCAACTGTCCCGGATCGTGGCGTTGAACCAGTCCGTGAACACGTCCCCGACTGTGGTCCGGGTCGTCTGCGAGTCCTTGTTGTTCGTGGCCTGGTTCTGCAAGGCCGTCTGCATCGTGTTCGTCCACTCGAACCTCTCAGCCCGCTTCTTCGTGCTGGTAGCCTTGCGGACGTGAGCCACGTCGTGCGTGGCGAACATCAACTCCCGGACCTCGCTCGTGGGCACAACTTCACCCTGCGGGGCGACCGGGTTGTTTGTCAGGACACGGATGCCCCGTGTAGGCCGGACAATGCCGAACTCGGCCTCCGGCTGCTTCGTACCGGCCCGTGCCTGTGGGGGATCCACATAGCCCGTGACCTCTTCTCCCTGCCAGATAGACTCCAGGTAGGCGGCCTTGAACTTGAGAGCCTGCTCGTCCTGAGCCTTCTTGACGTGGAAACTGGGCTCCATCTGGCCCTGGTGCTGCGGGTCCGGGTGCGATGCAGAGTAGTAGCGGTAGGAACCCGGCAACTGGCCGTTCGTAAAGACCGCCTTCTTGTCGCCCAACATGTCGAGGAGGTTGGTCGTGGAGGTGGAATCCCCCATGCTCTGGCCACCAAACTGCGGGTCTGTCAGGTAGCCCTTGCCGACGCTACGGACGAGCTTCAACAGGTCGTCAACCCCTGTCTTCGTGCTGTCCCCGATCTTGTCCCCGTAGGCCCGGGCGGCCTGGTCGTAAGCCACGTCGATCTTCTTGAGCTTGGTCTCGATGGCGGTGATCTCTTTCTTGAGCGCCTTCTGACGCTTCAGGGCCGCCTTCTTTTTCTTGTCGTCCGGGTCGTCCACGTTCAAGGAGCGCTGCTCCGCCCGCTTGAGGGTGAGGGCATAGTCCAGGGGAGCTTTCTCCCCCACCTTGGTGTCTACCGCCTTGGTGATCTTCTTCTGTGCGGCCTCGTACCCCTCCGCCGCCGCCTTGAGATCGATGGCACCGTCAGGCTTCGATGTGGACGTGGCGGACGCCGCATACCCGGAGGGCCCCTCAAACCAGAAGTACTTGTTCCGGGTCGCATCCACTTTGATCCAATACTTCGGGCCAGGGTTGGAGGGGTCGTCCGTGTTCAGGGCCCCCACCTTGACCGCCATGTTGAGCAACGCCTGGAGCGTGAAATCATTGGCGATGTCGTCAATGTCCTCACCCACAACGAAGAAGAGCGGGTTGATCTGTGTGGGGTCGAGCGCCATCACGACGTTCGGGAACCCAGACAGCCTCGGGCTGTTGTTCCCGTCCAGGACCTCCAAGGGCTTCTGCGGGAGGTACGTGTTCGACAGGTCAATGGCTTCTATCCCCGTCTTGTTCGGGTAGCCCGGGGCGTAGAACTTGGCCCGCTTGCCGATCAACTGAAGGGCCGTCGTACACTGGCCGCCCACGCTGAAGCTGTGGGCAAAGCTGTTGCAGTAGTAGAAGCAGTCCAGGTACGGGATGAAGACCGGGTAACCGGGCCTCAACTCCGGGCGCAACGGGATCGTGACGCTCGCCGAGTTGATCGCTGCGTTGGCGATGTCCATACGGTTGACGGAGGCGAAAAACAGGCTCTTGCTGTCGTTGAAGTAGGCGACCTCAAAGTCGAGGGGCCGCCATCCGAACTGGGCCACCAGCCGGTAATCGATGTACTGTCCCTGAACGCCCCACTCGCCCTCCAGGCCAGTGCCCAGGGTGTTCTTGAACCCCGGCCCCTTGCCTGTGACGTAAGTGAACTCGGGCTCCTTCTCGTCGAAGTTGATCGAGATGATGTCGATGTCCTCGATCCGATAGACCCGGCTCGACGAGGTGTCCAGGTTGTACATCGGCGGCTTGAACACGAAGTCGCCGTCGACGTCTTGGAAGAACTCAAAGCCTGTGATCTCACAGACGGCAACGGCGATGTCGTGCTTGGACTCGTAGGTGGATTCGAACAGTTGGACCTGCCCGTAGTTCCCTATGTCCGCCGTGAAAGCCTGCATCTCCCCGAGGTTCATCTCAAACCGGGGGTACGTGCCGTCCACCCCACCGGGGGCTGACCGTCGGGAGAACTGAAGGGCGTCCAGGAGGCCGGAGCTACGCAAGCCCAGGGCCTCTGACTGTTGCATCACGCCCTTGTTGGCCGACCCTCCTGTGGGGTTGAACCTATGCTTCATCAAGCCTGTAAGCTCACTGCTCTTCGTGCGGGACAGCCAATCGGCCTGTGCGGCGTTGAACAACTCTCCGCTGGCACCGTGCAACCGGAGCTTCACCTGTCGGTTCTGGAAACGCTGCTCCCAGTACTTCAAGTTGAGGCTGAACAGGGAGTCACCCGTGATCCCTGATGCGTCCTGGTTCGTGGACTGTGAGAGTGCCCACGAGACACCCGCCGCAGCACCGCCCACGTCGTTGTGGAGCGTGTAGATGATCTCGTAGGGGTGCATCCCGGTGAAGTTGTGGCCCACCAGGCTCACCTTGAGCTTTGAGTTCTGAGGTCGGGCACCGAACAGGGAGGCGTTCGTACTCACCCTCTGGTACTGCCAGAAGTGCAGCATCGAGGCACACTGGACGCTGATCGTCTTGGTCGGGCCAGAGCGGGCCGTCCCCACCTGTGTCACCACCCCATGGAAGACGTGGTAGTAGGGGTAGGCCAGCACGTCCTCAAGCCCCTGCCCTGCAAGCCCTAGCTCCTCCAGCAAGGAGGGCTCAAAGTCCGCCGACGTGGGAGTCACGGGGGCCGGAGGACCCATCGTACCGTCTACTTGTTCCGTGGCCGTGCTCATCACCTGGTCGAGGGAGGGGATGCCGTCAGTGCCGGGGAGTCCGCTGTCAGACCCCCACGCACCATTAAAGTAGTCGGCCTGCTCCCCCATGCCGTTGGTGTTGAGCCACCCGATAGCGCCCCCGGTGCCCCCACCCCAACTGCGCTCCGTGGACATGTCGGCCTTGCCGTCCCCGTTCGTATCGATCCGCATCCACGACATCGAGGGTTCACCCTCTTTGAAGCCGTAGGAGCCCCGGTAGTCATAGTGGTTCGTGGAGGTGCGCCTGCCCGTCTTAGGGTTCACGTACATGCCGTGACCGCCGTCGGGGATCTTGCCATCAGCGGCGAGCTTCTTCTGTCCGGCCCAGACCTCTGCGGGTGGGACTTCGGCCCCGCCTTGGCCCGTCTTGACGACGTAGTCGGTGGCTGCCCCTGTGCCGTGGTTGGATTCCTCACCGCCCCGGTAGCTGCTCCGCACCTCCACACGTCCTGCGGGGTACTTCTGCCGCCAGTACTGCTCTACGACCTCCATGGCCGCCGCACTGTAGACGGCGGACTCGCCGACACTGCCGCCCTGGTCAAGGGCGTCCATGCCCCGACCCTTCCACTTGGCGATCATGTCCTCGTCGAGGGTCGCCTGTTCAACAAGCACCTGGCCGGAGGCGTCAAAACCCCCACCTTCGGGCGGGTTCTCCAGGTTACGGGGATCCCCGAGATTCGAGTACAGGCCCTTCACAGGGAAGTAGCCCCGCTCGTAGACCGTGACCTCCAGGCCCGGGCGGATGAGCGCCCGGGCGTCCCGGAACAGGGACTCGTTGGTGGCGAACGGAACGGACATAGTGAAGCTGGCAGAGGCCGCACCAGGTTCTGTACCCCCGTCCACGGAGACCTCAGTGACGAACTTCTGGATGTCAATCCGTCCGTTGCACTTGGGGCAACCCGGGATCGTCAGGTCTCCGTTAATGTAGACCAGGGCATCAGGGGTGTGCTGGACGAGCTTGCGCCCCTCCATCTGCCACGTCCCGACGTATGGACGATGCTCGATACCCACTAGACCTCCACCTGTGCCACTTCGGTTTCCTCTTGTGTCTCAGGAGGTTGGAACCCGTTTGAACTGGGGTTGATCTCCGTCGGACGCTCTGCTTCCGCCACGTCCACGGTGTCCCCGCTGTACCCGGCGATGACTCTTCCCTGCACGGACACGTTGGGCTTGCTGGTGAACAGGTCCACCGAGTACACCCCAGGCCCCTCGTGCCCCCGCTGTGAAGGATCCCTGATATACCGTGAGTCGGTCAGGCTCACCGTGGGGGACTTCATAGGCGTCACGGCAAAGGAGGGCTGCGACGTGTCCGTCATGGAGGACACGGTGAACTCCATGGTGAACTCGATGCCACCGTTCTGCTTGTCCTCCTCGTAGCTGTAGGAGAAGGATTCCATGTTGCCGTAGTAGATCCACCCGTCGTAGTGAATGGACAGGGCACCCACGAACAGGTGGGCGTTCGACTTGCCGACCGTGTCGTAGATGTACCCGTTGTTCTTGTAGAATTGGAAGGCGGTCATCAGGTTCTGCCACGCCTTCGAGTCCCGCTTACTGGCGAACTGGACGCCTCTCCCGCCGGACAGGAACGCACCGCAGCGAGCAGTGATGGAGAGCTTAGGCTGGTCTTCGCCCCACGCATGGAAGATGTAGCCGTGCCTGGAACGGTCCTGGTACTGCTGGATCTTCGTGTACGTGATCGCCATGTTCTGCGGGTTGATCAACAGGACAAGCGGCGGCGTGTTGAGGATCGCCGACAACTGCTGGGCGATGTCCACAGCCGTGTAGAGATCGGCGATAGCGGGCTGACCGTACTTCTGGCCCCCTGTGCCGTCTACGTCCGTAGTCGTACCGTCAGCGGCTGTCTGGGAGGACTTGCTGGCTGCGTTCTGTGTGACGTACTCCTGAGCCCCCTGCGCCTGGTAGCTGATCCCCACGATGCCCGTCTGGGAGAGCTTGGCACGGGCCGCCTGGAACGACGTGATGCCTGTGTTCCCGGCCTCCCCGTACATGGCCGGGTTGAAGGCGTTCCTTGGCTTGTCCGTGAACCCAGCGTCCTCCCCAAAGACCATCGGGGGTTCCACCTGGAACATGAACGGGGAGAGGTTCCGCAGGAGGCTGTCCTCCAACGAAAGCGGGGTCGCCCGTGCGGCCTCCAACTCGAGGGACAGTTCGGGTCCGCTCCTCAGTCCGCTGAATGCGTCCGGGGGCGGAGGGTCCGTTACGGCCCTTGAAACCTGCTGAAGGCGTCGATCCCCGTAGTTGTCCCCGCTGATCGTCTTGGGTGAAGGGATAGCCCCTCGTTGTCCGATGGGAACTGTCATTTCAGACCCTCCCCGGACAGAATGCCCCCGATACGCCCGCCAAGGCTCCCTGCCAGCCGCTCATTCGTGATCTGGGTGGTCGTGGGCACAATCGAAGCGGGGTCTACGTCACGCATACCTGTGGCCCCGGGTACGAGGCCCCGGTTGTAAGGCAACGTGCGGAACCGCTGGACCTCGTGGTCGATGGTGAACTTGGTAGTCAACGCAAACTGGTAAGGCTTCTCGGCGGCTTCCGTGACGTTGAAGTCTGAGAACCACCCGAAGTAGATGCCACCGTCGAAGGTGATCTTGATCATGCCCTGGAACACGATCTTGCCGGAGGCGTCATAGACGCTGCCGTTGTTGTGGAACAAGGCCAGCATGTCCAGGTACTTGTCGTAGGCGATGGTCTCCCGCCGGGTGCCCTTGGCGTCGTAGGCACCAGGGCCGCCCGTCACGTTGGACAGGCCAGAGAAGACCCGCTTGAACCCGCCCGTGGCCATGTTGAAGTCGATCCCATCGACGCCCTCGCCCCAGTGCTGCTCAACGAAGCCGCCCTTCGTCTGGATCCGCTCAATCATCTTCGTGTAATTGAGGCTCATCGAGCTTGGGTTGACGTGCAGGACCATCGCCAAGCCGTCCGGGAGGATGCTGGTCTCATGGTCCGGGGCAAGGATGTCGAACACGACTGGCTTGGTCCCCTTGTTGGTATCGAACTCATCGTCCTTCGACTTGAACGCCGACCGGAAAACGGGCGTGACATTGGTGCGGTGTCCCAACGGCATGGCTTAACCCAGAACCCCGGCCCGCTGGGCCTTCTCGATGGACTTCATGACGCCAGGGCCGTCGTTGTAAAGGTGGAACACGTTGACGGAACCGCCAGCGCCGCCCTTGGAGATGGCCCCTCCAGGCTTGGCGAACACACCGACGTCGTTGTTGTCGACCCGCTGTGCGAACTTCACGCCGCCAGCCCCGATCTGCAACACCATGTCGTCCGTCTTGCCCCCCAGCAAACCCGGGATGTTCGTGTTCCCCATCAACTCACCGATGCGGCCCTTGTGTGGCAACAAGGTTGCCCTCACCTCGTCGGACATCTGACCCTTCATGAGGGCCTCTGCAGCCTCCTCCCAGTAAGCCTGGGACCCGCCGTCTGTGATTGCCCTGAGTGATGCCCCTATCCGGCTGGCCTGCTCCTTCTTCTTCTGGTTTTCGATGTCCTCCATGGCCGCTAGGACTCCCGTCTTCGTAGCGTCCTGTGTGTCGGCCTTGAACTCCCCCCGGCGAACCGACCTGCGGGATTCCTTCTGCTCCTCCAACCTGAGTAGGGCGGCCTGGTACTCCGTCCCTTCCCCGGCGTCCTTCAAGAAGGCTTCCCCGAAAGCGGACTCACCCACAGCTTCCGCTCCCTGCCCTTCGATCTTGGTCCCCTTACCTTTCACAAGGAACTGGAACACCTCTCCCTGCATGTCCGCAATCGGGGTGAGCCACTGTTGCTGGAACCCCACCCCAAGGGCCTCCGCCAACATGGTCAGGTCCTCTTTCTTCCACTCCATGGGGGCTGTCCAGCCTCCCTTCGGGGTCGGGATCTCTGCCCCCGGGATGTATTCCATGCCCGACACTGCCTCCTGGGCCTTACGGTTGCCCTGGGAGGCCAGTTTCTGAACCAAAGGACCCCATTGTGAGGCCATCCCGGCATGCTGAACAGACATGGACTGGAGGCTCTGTCCCGCAGCCATTGGGTCCTCCCTGCCACCGGATGCGATACCCTTGAGCATCTTCCCCCGTTGTGTCTGCCACTCGGTACTGGACCAACCGGCGGGCTTACTCCCTATATACCCTTCACCTCGCAGGGACTCCTTCTGCGCCGTGTACGCCGCTACTTGTGCCTGCATCGCTGCAAGGGCCGCCGTTTCTAGCTCCAGGTCCTTCTTGTGCTTGGCCTTGTTCTTGGGGTCCGCCTGCATCAAGTCCCGATACGAATCGATCAAAGCCTCCGACATGCGGACAGCCTCTTGGCCCTCCCGAAGACTCTTCTCGACCCCCTGAAGTGCCCGGTCGACAACTTCAGCGACAACCTTCTCGTCCTTATCCCCGAACAGCCATTCCTTGATGGAGGTGATCGCACTGTAGATGCCTTCCAGAACAGAGGCTACCCCGACGCTCATCGTGTGGCTCATCGCCGTGGTTGCGGAAGCGATCTTCACGGACAGCCGGGTCTGCTCGTCCAACTCAGACGCCACGGCTTGCTCCAAGAGCTTGCCCTGTGTCTGCATGTAGTCCCCGACATTCTTGATCTCTTCCTTGATGATCTTGCCGTTCTCGTCCCGTGCGATCTCCCCGTCCTGATCCAGAATGGCAGCCCAAACCTTGCCACCCTCTGCGAAGATGCCCTGCGTTTCGATCTGCTGCTTGATGACAGCTTCGGAGGATTCCTTTCCCTGTGCAGCATCTCGCTTGGCCTGCTTCTGTGTGTTCTCAAAGTTGCTGTGCAGGCGTCCGCTGATCCTCTGGAGTTCATCGAACTGCTCAACGGACATGCCCATCATTTCGGCGGCACCCACACGCTCCAGCCCCTGCAATTCGTAGATCGGCTTAGAGAACTTGGCTGCCACACCGTTGAGCAGGATCGCCAGCTTGCCGCCCATATCGAACCCGCTCATAGCGTGAGCCACGTCAGCAAGGCCGCCTTTGATCCCTGCTGAGAGCTTCGCCAGGTCTTCCAGCTTCCTGGTCTGATCCAACCCGATATGCTCTTCCGCATCCGCAATAAAGGCGGCGGTCTTCTTCGGCCCCGCTGTAGTCAGGGCAGCGACAAGGGCTTTGGTCTGGTCCTCTGTGGACTTGCCTACCAGGTTCACGTCCAACCCTGCGGCCTTGGCTGCCGCCTGTAGCCCCGCGATCTTCCCTGTATCCATCCCCCGCAGCAGGTCCTTACCTATCCGGCTTGCGGCCCCCCCTAGTTCATCTTTGACCTTGCCCGATCCAACAAGCTTGGTCCGCTTCATCCTGTCCTGGTAGCCTTCCTCGCTGAAGCCCTTGGTGAGCCCCTCAACAAAGGCCCCGCCACGCTGCGGGCCGAGGATCTTGGTGATCATGGACAGCATGGCAGCGGTCTCAGCCAACCGGACGTTGTACATGGACATGCCAGAGGTAGCTTGTAGGACCATCCCGTAGAAGCGCTTCACGCCGAAGCCCGACCCCCGTGCGGCGATGGTGATCGCCCCGAGTCCTTCTTCTACGGACTTCATGTCCTTGCCCAACTCCTCCATCCACATGCCGATGTTGCCAGCCATCTCGTCCGTGCCTGCACCGAGGAGCTTGGAATACTTGAGGGTCATGATGGTGGCATCCTGGAGTCGTTCCATCTCCTCTGCGGCATTGGCGGCTCCCTTCGTGACCTCCTTGAACGTGAACCCCGCTTCAGAGTAGGCCCCAAGGATCTTGATGTGGTCCTCTGGCGTTGTGCCCCAGATCCGGTTGAGGTTGAAGTCCGTGAACGCTTTGCGGATCTTGGTGAACCCGGCCTCCACATCATCGAGAGCACCCGCCACCTCCAACCCGGTCAGCCCAGATTCGAGCATGGTCTTGTTGAGGTCCTTCGCCTTCTCATCTACGTCCATGATGAGCTTGGCGATGGCGGCCAGCCCTCCAGCAATAGCCCCGATGGCGATCAGAGCAGGGCCGATCTTGGTCAGGAACCCGCCCAAGGTGCCCATGAGCTTGCCCGCTTCACCGGTGTCGGCTTTGGCCTGTGCGTTCAAGCCCTGCTTCTTCGTGCCCTCACCGATCTTCTTGATGAGACCGGACATGTTCCCAAGATCCCCGGAGGAAAGGTCTGCAAACGCACCGGCCAGGGACTCTCCGAAGCGTTCTGCGGAGGCGGAGGAGAGTTTAGAAACCTCTGCGCCCATAGCCTTCAGTTGTGTCTCAGCGTCCTTGCTGCGCTTTGCGGCGGCGGAAACCGCACCAGCCTCTTTCTTCAGGCGGTCTTCAAGGTTCTTGGCCTCCAGATTCGCCTCTTTCTTGGCCGATTGGAGGCGGATCTTCTCATCCTCACCGAGGTGCTTCTTACGGAGGCGGCGGTCGATGGCGGCAGCCTTGATGGAAGCTGTTTCCCTTGCCTTGACCGCCTCCACCTCGATCTTGGCGAGGTTCTTCTGGACCTTGCCAAGCGCACGGGGGGACCACGCCGTATCCAGGGCTTCCCCAAGGGCGTCGCCGACGATCTTCTTGATCGGGTTGGCGACCTTCTTGAACTGCGAGGAGATCGAACCCCCGGCAGCCTGGATGTCCGGTATGACCCGGACGACGATGTCATTCGCAGAAGGCGGCATTAGTTACTCCGTGGGCTCATCATCAACCGACCTGCCAAACTGAAGCTGCCTTTCGGCCACCTTTTCCAACAGGGACGGAGCCCCTTGCCTGACCACTCTGCCCTGTTGAGTAGAAAGCAAACCGGCATCAGGCTCCCTCTCTAGGTACTTCTCATAGAGGTAATCTCGACCTCCTTGGCCCCCTTCAGCAATAAAGCGAACACCAGGCGCTCCCGGGCTCCGATCTTTGACGATCTCCTGCAACTGTGCCGCCGTGTAGCCGACAAGCTGTGTGGACGGCCCCTGGAAATGCTCCAACTGTTCCCTGTACGCCGCTGCCCGCTTCTCCTGTTCCTCTTTCTGCTGTGTGTGCTGGGCTACAACCGCACGCTTGTAGGCGCTGACCACCTGGTCGTGGATGTCCTCATCCCCCTGTACCCAACGACGCATCTCGTCCGCCAGTTCGTCGGGGGTGTTGGCGTGAGTGACGCCCGCCAGCCGGGGATCCTCGCCTTTCTTCTCCGGGTCGTCCGAAATGATCCCGATGTGCTTGTAGTAGAACAGGTCTTGGACACGCTGACGGCGCTCTGTCTCCTGCTGTGTCCGCTGCCTGTCCTTCTGATCGACCTTCTTGACCCCAGAGGACATCGTGGAGGCGACGAACTTCTGGCCCTCCCACACCGCATCCTGAGACTGTTTGGTGTCCTCCACCCGGTTGTAGAAGGCCCACATCTGCTGAACGTGGTTAGACCCCAGCTTTTCAGCACCAGGCACGCCCGGACGGAACCGGCCAGCCGTGGAGCGCCACAAGTACCTGGAGGCGGTCTCGTAGGTGTAGGGCTCAACAGCCCTGATAGCCCTGTCCTGTCGGGAGAAAAGCCCTTGAACGATGCTGAACAACATCTCCAGGGCAGACGGGGGGAGCGCCTGAATCTTCTTCCAGATGGCAGGGGCTGCGTGGGGTTCACCGAGGATGCAGTAGCCGTCTACCATCCAGACGGAGGAGGCCACCATCCAGCACTTCCACTGCTTGTCAGGGGTGCCCGCAGCCCTCGTGTGCAGGAGGAATCTGTCGCCAGGTCCCAGGGACCGGAGACTGAGACGGAGCCCGTTGACCGTTACCGGGTTGGAGAGGAACCCCATCATCAGCAGACTCTCCACGTCCTCGTAGAGGGGCGCTCGCTGTGAAGAGGTCGTCGTCGGCAGGTCGGTGGGCATGCTCCTCCATTACGGTCCCTTGGGCGGGGCCTTGAACCTCGGGTTACGAGAAGCATCCATCTGTGCCGGTGCATCGATCTGAACAGGCGGGGCTGACCGTGGATCTGCGTGCGCTGTCCGGGTCAGTTCCTGAGCCGGTGCCCTGAACACGGGCTTGCCGTCCTGCTCGCCGATCTGTTCCGCCGCATCGATCCCCGGGTCCGGCTCCGCTGATCTCGCACGGACGGCATCATGCACTGCTGTCAGTGCCGAAGGGTTCGATGTGGGTGCGCCCTTCCCAACTGTCCGGCGCATTTCCATGAGGCGGGCTGTCTCCCGTGCCGCTTCCTGCTGCATGGCGTCCGGGTCCGACATGTCCACGAAGGAATCGTCGGCGGGCGGAGGCGGTAGCGGGGCAGCAGGCTTCTCCTCGGCGACGGGCTCTTCCACGACGGGCTCCTCCTGTGGCGCAGGGGGCTCTTCGACGGGCGGAGCCGGTTCCGGGGGTGCCGGAGGCACGGCGCTGGCAGGAGTGATGGGCTGCCGTGTCCCTGTGGCGGGCTGTGCGGCCTCCTGGGGAGGCTCTTCCACCTGTGGGGGTTCGGGGGCCGGTTCAGGCTGTGGGGTGCCCAGGGCCGCCTCTACAGCCTTCTGGCGGTGGGCCTTCTTGGCATCCTTCCCGGCCCGTGCTTCCTCTGCGACCATCTTGACCTGGTTTGCGAACCCCTCCTGGGCATCCTTGGACTTGCGCTCCTTGGCCTCCTTGAGCTTCTTGAGGTGGGCCTCAACCCGCTCGATCTCGGCATCAAGGTCCGGGGGCTCATAGTCGATGGCTGCATCGACCCTGCGCTCGAACTGTTCCAGCAGATCGTAGTAGCGGAGGAACACGGTAGTCCGCATCCCACCAGGCCACTTGTCCAGAATCCCTCGCATGGCCAGGTGCTTGGCGACCTTGACCGGCTTGTCGTTGTCCAGCTTCTCGGGGGTCTCCACGAACTTGACGTCCCGGAGGTTCATGGTGCCGATCTGAACGATAGCGTGTGAGAGGACAGCAACCTTGAACCGCTCCAGGTAGGACATGACCTCATCGGCGGAAGGATTCTCCGGCATAGGCCCAGCCGAATACCGTTGGACCTCCCCCTCTTCCTCCGGCGACATAACCCGCAGGGAAACCTCAGTACCGCTGACGGTGAACGTCAGTTCTTCAGTACCGATCTCAGTGATGGGGGAGAGTGCCTGTTCCAAGGCTTCAAGTGTCAGATCCATGTGCTTCCCTCTTTGTCAGGAAGCAACTCGCAGGGGCCTTGAACAGCACAAAGGGGATAGGTCTGGCAGTTCACATCCGCATAGGTCTAACCAACCCCCGCATCAGCAGGGGTGGGGTTCAGCGCAAAAGGTTCTGTCAGTCCGTCCCGTCTGTCTGTCTGCCCACTGGGCTGCTCCGTTTCGTCACGCCCTTGGCAGTATCATCTTACCAGCCTAGCCTGTCCGGCTAGACGGAAACGTCAACGGCCTCGGAGGCGAAGAGGCTCTGCGAGCCGCCGCCACCGGCCCCACGCCCCGCCTGGGCGATGGTGAAGCCGTTCTCAGCGAATCGGATTGAGCCCAACTGGCCGAGGGTCGGGTCGTTACCTGTCGCCAGGAACTCCCCGTAGACGCTTGCGAAGTCGTGGACGTCGGAGATGGTGACGTCGCCCGTCTCCATGATCATTCCGGCGTCCTTGGCGAAGCTGGTCGACCATGAGTTGAACCAGCAAGCCTCGTGGATCGTGATGATGGCGCTGTGGCCACGGTCGCCCGGGTTGCCCCCGGCGTAGTCCGCACGAGCCGAATCCTTCGTGACCTCGGGGAAGCTCAGGGCCTTCACGCCGCCCTGGAACGTACCCGGATCGCCACCCATGCCCGTGTTGGCTTCACCCAGGTCTGCGTCGGCCAGGGTGCTGAACACAAGCTGCTGCTCGATGTCGAAGGGCCAGCGGTGGTGCTTCAGAGAGCGCACCGGGCCGTCCACGCCTGCGGCGTAACCCGTAGCCTGCCAGAGGTTGCACAGGTACAGGAGCGCACGCTCGAAGGAACCCGTCATGGGCTCCGTGACGGACGGCACCAGTTCAGCAACCTGATCCCCGAACCCGATGCCTCGTACCGGCTCGATGGTCCGGGACTCAGTCGGGTTGAACGTCGAGATAACCCCCATCTGGTGCATCGCCTGTGTGTTCCCGTAGTGGGGAGTCAGGATGCGTACTTTCTGAGAGACCGCCGTCCTGGTGTTCGGTGACGTGCCGAAGTCGTACATGTAGGACGTGCCACCTACGCCCGACTGCGGGTTGTTGTCTTTGTTCCCACCAGAGATGGTCTGGTTCGCCATGAGGGACCTCCTGTCAGTGCCGGGTGCGGCGACTCTTCTCACTACAGGGTCGTTATAGGCTATCCAACGAGCCCCGAGGGAGGAGCGGGTAGGGGGCAAACAAAGCCACCCAACCCTATCTAGGATGTTCAAGAGGCGGAATATCGGGGCAGGCCATGTCGATTCTCGGCCCGTATGGGGTTCTTTTCTGGAGTTGATGGGTAGAGAAGTAGAACGACGGCCCATAACGGGCATCACAACTGGAGGGTTCCATGAAAGCGACCGAAGCCATCGACAAGATCATCGGCAAGCTGGAAGAGGCCAAGGGCGACGCAGAGCGCCACGACAAGGAGCAGAAGGCGGCGGGCACCCGCCTCCGCAAGACGCTTCAGGGCCTCAAGGGCGAGTTGGACGACGTCCGCAAGGGCGTGCTCGCCGACCAGAAGTCCTGGTAGCACAGGGCTGCACCGCTGATCTGGGGGACGACGCCCCGTCAGGCCACCCACCACGGGTGACCGGACACGGTCGGGAGCTACGCCGGGTTATCTCGTTGACTGGCGTGGCTACGGGTGGGGGGTTCTAACGGGATGGCTCACGCAACACAGTGGGGCAACGGCCCTGGTTCCCGGCTTTGCAGGCGGTGGGACCGGGGCTGTCCTGCTTCTAGCGGGTGTAGTTGAGGTTGTACGAGGCGCGCCCAGGCTTGGGCATGGGCTGAATACCGTCCACAGGAGCAGTCCCGAACAGCTTGCGGATAGCCTTCAGAGCGTTCTCACCCTCCGCCTCGGGGACACTGATCTGCAACATCACCCCGTACCGTGTGGCGGAGATGCTGCAAGTCGAACCGTGGGGGAGAACCCGCAGGGCATCCGTGCGGATGGCGTTGTGTGCATCACCCACGAGCTTCGCAGCCTCTCTTTTGGCCGCATTCAACCTAACAATGGGGCTCTTCTTGCCCGCCATCCTCGTCATCGGACCCCAAGAGGCGATCAGGTCTTTCTGGTCCATGTCGGTTTCCTATGTCCTACTTCCACTCGCACTGGATGCGGATGTTCCCCTTGGAGGCAAGATCCTTGAACGGGGTCACCTTGGAAGGGTTACCTCCGACGAGGTTTCCGACCAACCGCTTCACAGCGTTCTGATCGATCCCGTCCCCACCCTTCACCTCGACCTCAACGGTGAGGATGCCGTCCTCGAAGTCCGGGTCCTCCACAACGGAACCCTTCGGGAGGCCCGTCTGGACGGTCTTCTTGATCTTCTTCAACTCCTCGAAGATGACCTTACGGATGCGGGTCACCGGAGCCGAAGAGGCGGTCTTGATGGTAGGGCCCCAAGAGGCGATCAGGTCTTTCTCGTTCATGTCGGTCTCCTATAAAAAGGTGGCCCCGTCCCGTTCGTAGACGGGGCCGCCCGTAGTCCTACAGGCTGCTGCGGAGGTGGAACGTCAGGAGGATGTAGAGGAGCGGGAACACCGGGGCGTAGTACGCCTGCACCTCAGCAACCGTCGGGTCGTCCGAGGCTACGTTGGCCTTGATGTTCTGGTAGGCGCTGATGATCTGGGCGGCCACGAGGGCCTTCATCATCATCGCCAGCCGTCCCTCGATCTGGGACAGGATCCCCGGCAGGAACTTGATCCCGATGAAGCCCTCCAGGGTCTGCCTGGACTGGCGCTGCACCTCGTCGGCGATCTGAATGACCGTCGGGATCTTGGTCAGGATGTTGGCCATGTTGGTCGTCAGCCCGTGGCGTACCCGGAGGTACGGAGGCCGGTCTTCCATGACCGTGACACCCTTGGTTGCCACGATGTTCTGCTGCACGGCGTCCAGCTTGCGCCCGGTCTGCGTGAAGCCTACGAGGCGGCGTCCCGTCCACGGGGTCGCTACGTCCACGTTGGGGCTCACAACCGAACCCGCCATGGCTGCTGCCACGTAGGTCCCGTCGATCAGATACTCCTTGGTGTTGTTGAACTGATCCTGAAGGGTCAGGACAACGATGTCCGGGTACACGATCCGCATACGGGTCGAGGCCAGCGTCCTCGCCATGTCCCCGACCTGCTCCGGGGTAGTCCCGGCGCTCACGCCCAAGATGCTCGTCCGCTCGCTGCGGTAGCGCACGCTGGACATGATCTCGTTGGAACGCTTGAGGATCTGGTACAGCGAGGTGCTGTCACCCCTGAGCGGGGTGATGATGTCCGGCAGGGCCTGACCTGGCAGGACGCCCTCCAGTTCCTCGATGGCGGCCACGTAGCTGGCGAGGCTGGCCTGCTCCGTGCCCTCTTCCTTCTGTACCTGCTTGACCCCTACGAGGACCGCCCCGTTGAGGATGGCCAGGTAGGCGGCGAGGCTGACCGGGTTGTCCGGCGTGGCCGCACCGTAGGCCGCCTCAATGCTGCTGATCTTCGTGTAGAAGGCCGTGTCGAAGCTGGGCTTCGTGTAGTTGTAGGTCACGTAGTACAGGTCGCCGATGGCGGGCTCTTGGCCGCCACGCTCGTAGGTCTTGGTCAGGCAGGTGTCGCCCGCCGTCACGCCGACCGTATTGTCCACCCGCAACTCCGTCCCAGGCAGGGCGTTGTGCGGGATGTTGGCGTCACAGGTGAAGGTCTTCGAGCACTCGATGCGGAACGTGGCAGCCGCCGTCGGGTAGCTGATCCAGGGTCCGTTCTGGTTGGTGCTCCAGCCCCTCGGGAGGATGGTGAAGGTGAGGCCCGTCACCTTGTCCCGGTAGGTCTGACCTACGATGCCGTCCTGTCCGACCCCATTGTTCAGGATCGAGTCATTGGCGGAACCCGAACCGTTGGGGTTCGAGGAAATCACGAAGTAGCCGTCGAGGGCTGCTTCGCCTACCGCTCCGGCACCCGATACCGCCCCAAGCCCCGTGTCGTACCGCAGGGCGTTGGCGATGCTCTGGAGGGTGTCCAGAACCTGAACCGTCGAGGAGGCTCCCAGGTTGCCCACGATGACCGGGGCGTCCTGCATGTAGAGGTACTCCTGACCGGCGGCGTCGATCTCCACAGAGGCCAAGGCCGAGGAACCGAACTCAGTCGCCAGACCGCCAGCCGTGAAGGCCATCCAATCGGCAAAGGAGCCCGTGTTGTAGTTGTTCATCAACGCACTGGCCACCAGACGGGCCGTCGGCTGCACCCGCAGGCTGACTGCGCCCGCCGTGAACCCGAGGGCGCTGTTGGCGCTCCCAGACCCGATGGTGATGCGGCTGGCACTATCGAACCGCTGGGAGGTGATGCGGATACCCGCACCTTCCTGCCGGACGAGGAAGTCGGCGAACACTGCGGGGGCGGCCCCGAACGGTGCGCCCGGTACTGCGGCGATGGCGTCGATGATCTGGTCGAGGATCGAGCCGTTGCTCGTTCCGCTTGCCGGACCCAGAGGCGTCGCCGTGCCCGCAGGGGTGGAGGTGAAGGCCGCCGTGACCGGCACACCGTCAACCTCAAAGCTGAACTCGTCGTTGGCGGCGATGGTCCCCGTCCCGTCGTACAACGTGACCAGGGGCTCACCGTTGGCGTCCATACCGCCCGAGAAGCCCATCGTGCCGACCGCCGTGGCGGCCCTGACGGTTGCCACGGCCCCTGCGGTGCCATAGTCGCCCGTGCTGATACCGGCCTTGGTGTTGCCGCTCTTGACCGTCAGGAGCGTCTGCTCCAGGACGTTGGCGGGGTGCATGCTGCCACCGTAGCCCGGAAGGATCCGGTTACGGAGGACCAGGCGGTCGTACAGCTTCTCCGGCCCTGCCACTTCGTAGGTCCGAGCGATGGGGCCGTGGACCAGGGTCGCCTGCCCGCCGAACACTGCGGCTGCCGTGTCCAAACCGGCCAGGACAGCGAAGTCCTCTGCGGCGGTGTCGGCATCCAGGAACTGAAGGAAGGCAACGCTGTCCGTACCAGCGGGCTGGATGCGGAACTCGAGCTTCGCGTCCGAGTTGGCGATGCACTCGATGTTGGCCCCGGCGAACGCTGCGGCGTAACCGGCGATGGCTGCGTCGATCTGCGTCTGCACCTGTGCGGCCAGGGCGTTCGGGGTGTCGTAGGTGCCCACGGCCAGGGTCAGCGTGCTGACTACCCCCAGACCGGACACGTCGCCCACGTAGCGGAACACAAGCTGATCGTGGCTGTCGGCTACGATCACGACCGGGCCGTCGAAGGCGGTCGCCGTCTGGAGGCTCGCCCTGTTCTCCGGCCTGAAGATCGTGTAGCGGTCGGTGATGATGGGCGGTGCGGACCAGTTGGCTGCCATGGTCGCTACGCCGGTGGTGCCGTTGTAGGCGGTGACCGCAAGGGCGTCGCCCGCCGCTGCGGCACCGAGCCCCATGACCACCCGCCAGCCCACGTAGAAGTCGTCGATGTCAGACCGGGACAGCGGGTCAAGGGTTACGGAAGCCACCCCGCCAGCCGCCGCCGTACCCGTGTGGCCTGCCGCGGCCTCGTTGATGGCGTCAGCGAAGAAGCTGATGTCCACGTTCGTCCCTGTGCCCGTCTTGACCGGCACGTCGGCGTCGTCCGTGGTGATGATGAACTCTTCGGAGGCCGTCACGTCGTAGGACTGGCCCACGGTGGCTCCGGTGCCACCCGTGTAATCGATCTCGTCGCTCAGGAGGCTGGCGAAGAAGCCCGAGTTCCAACCCGAGGGGTCCATCAGGTCCAGACCGGCACTGTTCGAGATGTCCGTGCTGCGGATCGCAACCCGGAAGAAGTCCGAGAAGGCCGGGATGAACTCGTAGGGGCCGTAGCCAGGTACGGTGTACTTGGCGGGACCAGCCACACGGCTACCGAACTCGACCGTGACGATCTCCTCGACCGGGCCTTCAAAGTCGTCGTCGGACACGCTCTCGTAGCGCAGGTCAGGCTTCAACTCGGAACCGGAGGGGAACTCGATGGTCACACCGATCAGGTTCGCACTCTTCGTCCCGGTGTTGAAGATGGGCCCGTACACGTCGTTGCTGCCGCTGTCTTCCACCGTGTAGGTGCCAGCCCCGGACAGGCCAGGGTTCAGACAGGTCAGGGTGTAGGTGTTGTCCGTAAGCTGGTTGTACCAGAACGTGGCGAACACCGTCGCCCCAACCGGCACACTCTCGTCCAGCGTGATGACGTTGCCCTCGACCTTCGTGACCTGGACGGGACCCCTGTCGAGGGCGTCCTGCATGTCGAAGCCCCAGTAGGCGGTTACCAGGTCGGGGCGGTTGGTCGGAAGGTCGATGCGCCCGTTGCTGACCGTCTGGAAGAGGCTCGTCCCGAGAGGCGTGTTCCTGCCGTTACCCGTCGTGGGGCTCAAGGGCAGGGTGAACTCCCGGACGCTTGCCACGGAGGAGCCGCCGCTCGAGGTTGTCACGGCGGTGCAGGCGGACATGAAGGTACGGTTGTCGATCAGGGTGCCGGTCACCTGGGTGTCGTCGAAACGCTCCGAACCCACCGAGTTGACGCCGCTCTCGACCGTAACCGCCGTTCCCCAGAGGATCTTGTCGTCCTGGAGAATGAAGTCGCTGGCCTGCGTGTAGCCCGAACCGTTCGGCACGTCGCCACACTGAGTGACGGCCTGGACATTGATGTTGGCCAGGTAGTCGAACGTGTCCTGCCATGCGTTGAAGTAGTACGTGATGGCCACAGTCGCCCCGGCGATGGGGGCCTGGGGCAGCGTCACGGCGCGGGTGGAACCGCTGACCGAGGTCGGGATCACCTGCGTGCCGTTGACCTTGACGGTGACGTGCGAGGGGTCGGTCGTCGTCACACCGCCGTTGGAGCCGTCCACGATGGGACCCTGGAAGGTGTAGAACGTGGCGACCCGTGCGTCCGCCTGCCCCGTCAGGAGCCCGAGGAGGGCGTTGGCCGTGCCCTCGTTGACTACGATGCTGTGGTCGGCGTTCAGGAGCAGGGCGCTCTGCCCAAAGTTGTTCGTGAACGTCGAGGCCGTCAGCGTGCCTACGTTGGCCGCCGTGATCGCCGCAGCGATCTGAGCCATCGTGTAGTCACTGCGGGGCGGGATGACGATGGGGTAGGTCGTGGAATCGATCACCAGGTTCAGGACGTTGTTGTTCTCCACGATCACAGCGCCGTTGGCGTCCGTGATGTCACCGTGGAGGTCAACCGTCTCTGCCACACCGCTGCCACCGCCCACGCTACCGGGCGAATCCGTGTCGTAGAGGCCAAACTGGCCCTGCACGACCGCCGGGTCGGGGTCCACCTGATCGGACAGGTCGTCCGTGATCAAGGTGTCTGTGCGGTTGTAGTAGTACGTGCAGAGGACCTGCTGACCAGGCTGTGGGGCCTGCGCCAACTGCACGATGCCGGTCGCTCCTGTCACTGCCCGGACAACGATGGGCTCGCCGTCCAGAGTCACGGTCACGTCGCCACGGCTGTTCGTCGTGGTGCCCGTACCGTCACCCGTCACGAGGGGGTAGTGTCGGACCTGGATCTTGTCCAGAACACCGTTGAAAGCGCCGAGCGTCACCTGTCCCGTCTGGGACACGCTGGCAACGGCCCGTCCGGTCATGTCCTCATCAACCCTGCGCTGGTCGATGGTGGACGAGGAGCCACGGACCACCTCCAGGTTCTCCTGGACGAGTAGTTCGCTGCCCTCTCCAATGAAGACCGGGATCTTCAGGGTCTGGAGGGCTGCACCCAGAGGATTCTCGAACTCTGTCTGGGTGAAAACACCAGGGGGAGCATAAGCGGATCCGGGGAAAGCCATGTAGCACCTCTCTTCAAGCCGCGGGAGCGGGTTCCAGTTCAACCACCGTGTCCGTTGGTTTCTCAGTCCACATTGACCAGCCCTCGAAGGGGCGGAACGTCAGCCCAAGTAAGTGGTCCGTCTGTCGTCCCGTCTGTCTAGCCCGTGCGTACCCGGGTCACCGCTCGTCGGTCGGTGGAGAGGAACTCTGCCTCCTCTCTTGTAGGCGCTTCATAGCCAGACTATTGATGGCCTGTGCCCTGTCGTGGACGCCCCGCTCCTCCGGCTTCAGAACGCCGTAGGACCCGTCGGGGTTCTTGGATAGGTCCTTCCCGTCCACGCCGGTCTCTTCCATGATCTCCCGCTTGTCCGCCACCCGCTTTTCGGCGACCTGCCAGCCCTGCTGTGCGGACTCGCCGATGGCCCGGTCGGCCACCGTATCGATCTCGGCGACCCCTGTATTCTGGGGTCCGGGGGTGCCGTCCATGCCAGGGTTGAACACACCGGAGACGTCCTCGGGCATCCAGCGGGGAGCCAATGTCCCACACTCGGGGCAAGGCTTCGGGGTGCTGTGCTCCTTGGACTTGGCGGACTCCTCAAAGCGGACGCCGCACTCACACTGAAATTCGAACCGGGGCATGGCTGCCTCCTCATATTCTTCGCATGGGGCGCTACATCCGGGCCGCATGTAGGCGTTCGGGTGCCACATCACCGGATGACCTCGTAGGTGTAGGACCTATCGCTGAAGAACGGATCACCGAACCGTTGCAGCCCCAAGTTCTCCACCATGCGGAGGTTATTGTTGAACGAGGCCACCTGGTCGTCCGTCATGGCGGCCACGGCCTGTGATTGCTCTAGTGTCATGAAGGAGGCTTGGCGGAGGAAGATGTTGAGGGGAACGTAGATCTCCCAGTTGGTCCGCACCGTCAGACTGAAGGTCGAGTTGTAGAAGTAGTCATCGGCGTTGTCGTCGTAGATCTCCTCCGACTCTCCGCCCAAGGACAGTTCCGTCATCTCCAGGCCTTCTGACGACATGGCAGCCCGTAGGACCCCCCACAGGTAGATCACGGTCATATCAGCGATCTGCTGCTGTGCGTATACGTCCCGGGACATCACCTCAAAGTCGAGGGTCAACTCCCACTGGCCACCGTAAGCCAAACAGGCGGGCCGCCTCATGTCCTGAATGACCACCGCCAACCTGTCCCCCACCTCGCTCCGTTCCCCGAACGCCAGGACGACGCCAGGGATGGCGGTGTTGTTGGCGAACATAGGGTGGAACTCATGAGGGCCTGTAGAGGCCGCAGCGTGCCTGTAGTCGGCGGTCAACGTCCGGCCACCTGTCAGGGCCTGCGCCAGGATGATCTCCCCTGTAGGCTTGCCTGCGGGGTCTAACGTCAGCGTGTAGTTCGTGCCCTCGACCAACTGATAGGCGGCGGGCATCTCAAACAGGCGGAGGGTGCCTGTCAGGGGCGCATTCTGGAGTTGCCCCGTGATGGTGTCGACCATCGTTACGGGTTCGGCGTACACGTCCAGGAGCGGGTCCACGTAGAACTCGTTGGCCCCTGTGATCTCCATGAAGTAGACGCCAGGGAGGGACGGGAACAGGCCGCCGTTCTTCTGAATGGCCAGGGAGTCCTCACGAACCCACTCAACTGAGAGGCCCGCATAGGCCCCGACCTTGGCCAGGTACGGGTAGGCGTTGATGACGCCGATGTAGTTGTCCGCTGACAGGTCCACCCTGTTGCCGCCGGACGTCTTGACGATGATCCCGTACTGAGGACGCTCCCGGAAGGAGTACTTCCCCTGGATGTGATCGACGATGTCCCGGTACTTGGGGTGACTGGCCCAGAAGCGGCGCATCTCAAGGACGAACCGCCTTTTCATCGCCTCGGTGAGGGCAAAATACATCAGGCAACCCCATAGGAGAAGAGCCGCCAGCCCCAACCTTGTTGTTGTGCAAAGGTTTCTCCAGCACGCAACTTCACTGCAATCCGACCGCTACCTTGAGCATCCCGTTCCACTATCTGTAAGGGCTTGATCTCCTCCAATACCTTGCTCCCATCCACGTACTCGACCAAAACATCCGGGATGTACCGATGGGTACTACCGTCCCACAAGTAAGGGATGGAACAAGGCTGCACCGAGTAACAGGCAACGCAAGGATCTGCATCAAACTCCTTGTACCGCCGAAGCTCCCAACCCGACATGTAATAAACCCGGCCTGCTTTCGGGGACTGGTAGTACCCCCTTGAATAGTAGCGCCCGGACTGGATCATTTTTGTCCGCACAATAGAACAACGTTCCCGAACTTCGGGCCTTCGCATGGCATCAGCCACGGCCTTCCTTTGCCGAACCCTTCGGGGATCATCGTAAGGAACCCCTACTGTCCATGCACACACCCGGGCTAGTGCAGCCCTCTTCTTGGCCGCTGTCTCAGGGGAATCCTTACGCCCGAGATGCGCCGCAGAAATCTTAGCCTTAGTGGCCTCATTCCAGGAACGTCCAGCCCGTGCTTCCGACTTGGTCCGCCAGCGAAGCCCACAGGCTCGAAAAGAAGCCCTCACGACGCTATATGGAACACCCCGCATCTCAGCAATCCGAGGCATCGAGAACTTCTGGTCAAAATACAGGTCTAACAGAACCTCTTTTGTGAGCAGTGCATGCTTGCGGGGCGGCATAAGAGCCTCCGGTGTATCTCCAGCTAACGGAAGGTATAGCCCCGTTACCGGGTTCGCCTCTGTCAGTTGGAAATACACGGCTTCTCCCTGTCCCCGTGGAACGCCTGGAAATCCTGTTCCATCTCTTCCGTCCACCTCGCCTTCGGGGGCGGCTTGGGCGGGTTCATCTTGTCCCCGTGGAACAACTCCAGGTCTCTCAGGGCGGCTTCGGGGTCGTAGAAGGGGTTGCTGCTCATCAGGTCACTCCGTCCAAGGCGTCGACCACGTCCTGCGCCGTGCCCTGCCCGTCTAGGGCCAGTTCGAAGGCTTCTACGACCTTGGGGGTCAGTCCAAGGTGGAAACGCAAGGTGTCCGCCTTGGCCTTGGGCTCAAGGTCTATCTGCCACAGTTCCATGATGGCGTGCCGGAGTTCCTCGTGGGTGGTGCTCATCTCAGTCCTCCTCGTGTTCCTGCATCGCCTGGATGAGCAGACCGTGGGCCACAGCGTTCAAGGGCTCGCCCGCCTGTCGGATCTCACTGACCTCGATGGGGAACCGCTTGCGCCGCTCATTGAAGACCTTGGTGAAGAACTCCATGAACCCACCAGCGAGGCTCGTCCCGCCGGACACGATCACGGGGATCGCACGGGGCAGGTCGAACTTGCCCTCAATGGACTTGAACCGGAGGCCGATCTGGTCCAGCACGTAGTCGATGTGGGCCCGGTAGTAGTGGGCGATGGCCTCTTCCAGCCTGTCCTGCGGCTTGGTCAGGTCGATCCCCTTCTCCTTGGCCGCACAGGCACGGGCCTGCGTCGCTCCTACGGACTTGGCGGCCCCACGGTCGATCCAGTCACCGCCACGGGCCACAGAGAAGATCAGGCCCTCGATGGTATTGATCGCCAGGGCGACGTTGGTCATGCCGCTCCCGAACGAAAGGGCCACGCCGGAGAACCCTTCCTTCGCCGTCTCGGCGAAGATGATCCCCATGCCTTCGTTGGCCGGGAAGGGCTTGTACCCGCACTCCGTCACGATGCGGCGGAACACCTCCCGGTGATAGATGATGTCCCTGTCCGGCTGGTCGATGGGCTCCGCAGGGACAGAGTAGTAGCACACCTCGTCCGGCACGGCAGGAGGTCCCAGGACCTCCTTGATGAGAAGGCCCAGCACGTCCAGGCTCTCGGACTCTGTCGCCGACACGATGCCAGCGGACAAAGGCCGACGGGCCTCCTGTCCGAACACGTTGGCCAGTTCCAAAGCAGCGTCGCCGAGGATCAGCACGTCGTCCTCACGCTCTACGAAGCTGGTGGCGGAGAGCTTGAGCATCTTCTTCGCCGACGTGGGCAGGTCCAGGAACACGTCCCGCATCCGCTTGGTCGTGATGCCCTTGTCGCCTCTGCGGGCGGACACGAGGTTCATGGTGCCGATGTCCAGGCCGATGCCCGGAATCACCGCTGTCTTCTTGGTATCGTCGCTCATGGAGTCTCCTTCTTCTGCTTACGGGCCGCCTTCAAGGCCGCTGCGGCGTCATCCACCCCACCGGATCCCTCTGACTCCGCCTCTTGTACTTCGACGGTGCCCTCTACGGCCCCTAC